TAGAAACAGAAACGAGGCCAGTAAGAGCCCAAAGAGCAGTATTACCCAGCGCAACAATGAGCCGGGGTTGAACGAGGGCGATTTCCTCTTGGAGCTTTTCATAGCCTTCCTTGATGTAGCGGTGAACGATGCGGCCTTGGCACTCGACGCCGTTTTCGGAGCCAGCCAACTCGGTCTGCCCCTTTTTTGTGGGGGGCGCCCACAACTCGATCTTATTCCCCGGCGGACGTTCACGCACGGCGCTCGTCACGAAGCACGAGGAAACGGCTATCCCGGCCTCCGCAAGCATGCGCCCTAGCAACTCCCCAGGGTTCTGCCCAAAAGGGCGTGGCACCCCCTTCCTGTCGAAATCTGGGGCATCCGAGATGACCATGATCCGGGCATCAAGTGGACCTTCAGGGCGAAACGACATCAGAGGTTCCTCATAAAGTCTTTGTGGGCGTCGTAGTCGAAGCCGTTGGGCAGTTCCCGAGACGTTTGCAGAGGCGGCGCCAGTAGACTGGCGTACCACGTGATGTAGCGGCTGGCCGAGGACAGTGAGACCTCGGTTCCTCCATAGAAACTCTGCGCCTGCCGCGAAGTGATCTTGGCACGGAAGACATCCGCACTCATCACCGATATCACCTCCCCCTCGAAGATGTCGGCGGTGTTGGGATTGATGGAGGTGTCGTCGTAATGGAAGCGATCCCCCACTTGGATGTTGTGGGGGGAAGCCATCTGCGCCCCGTAGGGGGTATAGGGATTCGTTGCCCATTGAGTCATAGCGACCTCATGAAGTCTTCGTATGCTTCGCGGTTGAAGTGGACCACGGCCCCGCCTACTGCGGCGACAGCCTTGTCGGGGTGAGCAGCGCACCAGTCGAGGTAGCGGCGTTCGACTACGGCCACCTGGTGCTTGGTGAAGGGAACTATGTCGCCGTCTTCGGGGGACTCTCCACGAGAGACGACATTGAAGAAGGCCGTCTCATGGGTCCGGGCATCGTAGGTGATGAAGGCTGTATAGACGCCTGCCCTAGACAGGTCGTTATCTACACATTCGTGTTTGTAAAAGATCATGGTAAGTTCCTGTGTTTAAGGGGCCATCCCGTCTTGCGGCGTTCCTCGTCGCGGGCTTGGTGGTTCTTCCACCAGAGTTGAACGGTCTTACTACACTGGGGGATGAGGCCAGCCTCGGCAGCTTTGTGTAAGACTTCGCAAGCCACTGCTGCTGCTAGGTCGGCACTGGAAATATCGAGACCGTACATCAACTTGTTCTCGTGCTCATCTTGCCCGTTGTCAGAGCATGGCATCACCCTTCTCCTCTCATAAATGCTTTGTGCGCTTCCCAATCTACTTCCTCGGGGTCGAGGCCAGCACGGTGCTTGGGCTTGGGCTCCTCGGGGGCGGTGCGGAACTCAGGCGCCGGGTACTTGTAGCAGACGATCATGATTGCCCCTTCTCGATGTAGACGAAGTCAACATCAGGTCTGTTGGTGATGAGCCAGGAGTCGCACTCTTCGACGGAGTTACCTGTGAAGAGAAGCACCATTGGATGCCCCTCGCAGTCGAACAAGTTCCACTTGTCATCGCCGTGCCACTTCACGTCGAGGTGGCGTGAGGGCGGTTGCCCTTCATATAAATCTTCGAACATCTAATTTCCCTCCTTGCGTTGTTGCGCAAACCAATCCATCGACTGGTCCTCGTCGAGTTGCCATCCGCACTCCGGGCAGACGGGAACCCAATAAGTTATCTCGGTGCCGTGTTCATTGAGGCGTTCGTTCTCCTCCAACTCTGGCTCAATCTCTTCTCCGCAGTCTTGGCAAATACAAGTCCAGCGTGACATAGGACTTCTCCTCATTCGAACTCCGGTTCAGGTCGGCGGACGTGGAAGACGGTTAGGCCCTCACCGGTCAGCATCTCTACGATTCGGGGCTCGTCTTCGAATGCGCAGATAACTCGTTCTTTGGGAACGGGGGAGTCGTTGAGCCACCTCTTCTTCAGACTGGCGGCGCTCAGGAAAGTTCCCTCGGGGCGCATCAGGAGTTGGTGGTACGGGATTGAGTGGCGTTCCAGCCAGATTTTGGTCATGGCTTCGACACCAACTGTTCTTCCTGTCCACAACCAAATTTGTTTTCCGCTCTGGGACAGGGCGCGCAGCATCGCTACTGTCGCGGGAATGGGTAGGTCGTACTCGCACTGGGATTCGGACCCGGTCCAATCTATGTTCTCCCGAGAGAGGTAGTGAAGGCGGTGGTCGATGTTGGCGATGGTGCCGTCAAGGTCGAAGAGGACGATGTTTTTCATTCCCCATCTCCCGGCAGAAGTAGGACGGAACCGTGGTATTCAGGCATCCGAAGACTCCCATTTTTCAAGCGCTGACAACACGCGGGTTGTGTCGAGTCCATCGCCCCGGCACCAAAGCTCTTGCTGTCTCTTCAGGTCGCGAAGCGCTTCGACCGTCTCTGCAATGAGCAGCTTCAATTCTCGTTCATTATTCAACACGCTTCCTCCGGATCCAAACCCTCGACTACCTTGGTCAGATAAGTAGACATCCGCCAGCCATGCGTAGGCCCCCGGCAAGGGGCGGCAGTTGCCACAACGTTGGCACTGTTCCAAGTCGGTGTGGACTTCTAAACCGGCTTCGCCGTCCCATAGTTGAGGCAAGGGCTGATACTTGTGACCAAACCAGCAGAACATTATTCTTCCCCCAGGACGAGCCAGTCGAGGGAGCAGTTGAGGACTTGCGCCATAGCGACGATGGTGGAGAGGTTGCAGATCACACCCCGGTTCTCCATGCCAGTCACAGCGCAGTCGGTACAGCCCACTACCGAGGCGAAGCCTTTGACGGTGTAGCCCATACGCATGCGCTCCTTCTTCAGGCGGTCGCCCATTGGGGTCGAGCCGGTGGAGGTCTTCTTCCACGAGCGCGGAACCTTGCGGAGGTTGGGGGGGCAGGCGGTCATTTGCAATGTCCTCGGGCTTTGCCTATGCAAGGGTAAGAGCAGACGACATTGCCGTGACCGCAGGCTATTCCTGGCTGCGTGGGGGAGGATGCGAGCGCCGCAAAATCGGCACACACAGCCTTTATCAAGGTCACGTAGTCGTTTGTCCAATCTCTCAGTGCGTACTTTGAGGCTATGTCGTACCACTGCGCTCTCGTCAGCATGTCTCCGACCTTTGGCTGCGGGGGTGGGGTGGCAGCCTCGTGAGGGCGCAACCGATGTACGGCGGATCTGCGTAGCCAATGTTCATACCGCCTCCGCGCGGACGAGGCGCTGTAGACGATACGCGTGTCCCAATCTTGCGGATAGGCCAGGCGAAGAGTGTATGTGTGCTCACTTCCGTCGATCCACGTAGACGCACCTACATGCTTGGTCTGATAGATCGCCACCGGACCGGGCGTGCTCGGCGTGGGGGCGGCGAACTCGTTAGCGCAGATGTTGGCTAACATCAGACGGACGGCGTAGGCCGAATCTACCTCTCCCAGGTCTTCTAAAAGACGAGCCGCGTTTTGCACCTTCTCCCGTTCTTTGTCTTGCTCGGCGCTGGTGTGGTCGGTCATGGCAAGCTCACAGTGTTGATGTGGCGGATCACCACCACGGTGTAGGTGTCGTTGGGGTTGGCATTGACAACCCGAATGTTGAGGCCGCGTGGGTCTTGCGGCGGTAGCCACTGGCTGAAGGGGGAGAGCGTTGAGACGTGCTCTACTACCTCCTTAGTGTGGTGGGTCAAGCCAGCTATGGCATCCATTTTTATGCTCCTTGGGGAATAGGGTGGAAGGGATTTTGTGGGCGTTCCCTTTCCATTCACGTCAACGCTTCGCTGTACCTTGAGTAGGCCGTGAGGTCTTCGGGGAGGTGCGACTGCCGAAGGGAGCACGAAACAGGGCGTCTGCGGGGGTTACACGCCACCACCCGCTGGGCGTCGTCACCCGCTAGGGTAAGGACATGGTATTGGGGGGAGGTTTCGGGGCACACACCTCCGGGTGCTGTCAGAGTCCGCAGTGGACCAGCTGGCCCCTCACGGGCATTACGCCCGCGTTACCGACTTCACAGCAGCTTGCGGCGCACCTTCATAGATGCGGTGCTTCACTTCGATGAGGACTTGACAGCCCACCAATTCCGACAGGGGACCCTTCGGCTTTTCGCAGGCAGCGCGAAGTTGACCGAGTTGGTAGTTCTTGCCCTTGCCGGTGGCGAGACGACCGGTGGCCTCGTCGATGTCGAGCATGTAGCCTTCCGTGAGGACGACCTTGTCGCGTTCCATCTCAGCCAGGACAGCCGGTTCCGTGATGTTGAACTTCACGTTCAGCTTGGCCCATTCGACGCCGGATTGGGAGGTCCCGTCCTTGATGTCGAGTGCTTCGATGAAGGCGGCATGGATACCTGCCGGGATTACGACACGCTCGGTGGACAGTTCCTCTTGTTCGTCGTTGAGGAAAGAGTCCGGATCAAAAATGCCCATAGTATTACTCCGTTGCGTTAGGGGCTGGAGCCCCGATGATGGCCGGTTGGCCGTAGCGAGAGCGCCGATTGGTTGTTTCCTCGCGGCGCCCTAACTTGATTGCCACCTCACGCCAGAGGCGTTGCCACTGCACCTTGTCGGTGTAGGGGAAGGTGGTGATGTCTACAGGGCCACTCTCGAAAGAGATGGCGGTGATGAGGAGGTCGAACGGCTGGCGAGTGTCGACTTCATAGGTGCCCTTTATGATGGCGGGATCGTTACCGATCCAAATGTGGATGTGGAACCGGGAACGCATGTTACCACCTGTAGGTTGTGGAGACTAAGACTGTGCCCTTCCAGATTACGGGCGCCGGGTCCCATGCAGAGCGGTCGGCGAAATAGCGCACGCTGAAGGACATGTTGCCTAGTCCAACCGAAACGCCGACCACGGGCTTAACCTGTAGGCGTGGGGAGTAGTTGTCGTGGACGGCGGCGCCTCCTCCAGAGGGGTAAACGGTCTGGCGCCACGTAGAGCGAAAGATGAAGGCCCCGGCTTCGGCGCCAAGATGCCAGTCGCCGTAGTGGAGGGTGGGGCCGATGGTGAGGGCGAGCCCTTGCGAATTGCCATTGCCGACGAAGCGCGATTGGTTCCCAGCACCACAATTGCTAATGCACGAGCCCGACTTGACGCTGTAGTTAGCGTCAGGCACCGCCATCGCATCCGAATGGACTGCGCCCAGGAAGACGTAATCGGCGTGCCAGTCGGCAGTCCAATGATTCGACACAGGGATGGCGCCAGTGAGACCGGCAGTGATGGCCGGGACGGTGAGGCGCAACGTGTGGGGCAGGCCTTGCTGATACCAGATGCCATCGGCTAGGGTTCCAAAGGTGGACGTTCCTATCCCCAACTCGAATTGTACTGGCGCAGCTATTGCCGGGGCCGCTATGGACGCCAGAGCAATTGCGGTTAAGGACAGGAACGTTTTCATTTTACCCCTCGATGGCGATGAAGCCGTCTTGCGCTTGCAAGAGGCACTGGTCGACAGCTTCTTGGACCGCGCCCTCGACGAGGCGAGCGTTGTCCTTCGCGGACTTCGAGATTTCCGCACCGATCACCGAGATGATGCGGTTGATCGAGCCTGGGGAAAGGACGATGGCCTGCTTGCCGGTGGGGCCGGTGAGTTCCACGAGGCCCTGAAGTTCGGAGCCCGACTCATACGACTCCTTGCGGCGGATTTCCAGCTTAGTCAGTTTCATTTTCTTGCTCCTGTCCATCGTCTAGGTTAGCTTGCTCAGTAGGTTCGACAAGGTCGTCGTCGATAAGTTCCGCAGGTTCCTCCAAAGATTCGTTCGCAAGCCGAAGCATATAGTGCGGGACGAGGTCGGAGATGGCCATCATGGGGCCGCAGTGACCGGCGTTGTAATCGATGCGGCGAAGGAGCAGTTCCAGGGCTTCACGGGGGCTCATGCTACCCCCTTGCGATCCAGTGATTCGATTGCGGCGAGGGCCAGAGCCGCCGTCTTGACGAAACGGTCCCGCGTCTCGGCAGGATTGTCGTTGAACCGCCTGTATTGGTAGCCGATGTATGCCCACCAGTCCTCTGAATAGTGCGTATCGTCGTGGGCGGGGCCGCCCCACTGCGCATCCTGATTGTTCCGCTCCTTCAGGATGTCGTCGAGTGCCCGCAGGCGTCCAGTGTTGCTCACAGTCGCACCTCGTCTTTGAAAACCATAGGGGTGCCGATGTAGATGGCGCAGGGGCCGTCAGCCTCTTCGACGTAACAGACAACCGGCATATCAGCTACCGAGTCGTCAGCAGCGATGGCCCCTTGGAGCCATTTCAGCAGTTCACCAGCGTTCATTTCAGTGACTCCTCTTTAATGTGTTGCAACAGGTCGGCAAGCCGCTTAAGGTCTTCGAGATTGAATTCCCCGTCGAGTTCAACGGTTGCCTGGGCATTCATCGGATACCAGTTGAAGTAGCAGTACCCGCCAAAGGAGCAAGGCCCCTCCTTGATGGAGTCGTTAGCGTTTTTGCAGTAGTTCTGCTTATTCATCTGCCACCTCCACACTTTGCATGCCCTTGCTACGTTCCAACCACTTCTGGTAGAGAGGAGCAAATGAGGGCGCCTGCCCCGCCTTCAAGGGCAAGTTTCGGTTCTTGACATCGGCGTTAGCCTCGGCGGTTGACCAAAAGAACTTGTCGACATCCTTCTTCGTCAGCACTACATCGCTGAATAAGGGGGGGATTGTTCCGGCAATGGCTTTTCCGAGGGTACTGACGGTGAGCTTGACCCCTCCCAACACCAAGTCGGTCTCCCTCTCAACGTGCGCGATAAGTACGAAATGGCATCGGCAACCATCGGTGAGTTTTCGAAGGAGAGACATAACATATGATTGGGCAACGCCCCAGTCCGTTTGAGTTCTTTCCGCTCTTCCTCCGATGACAAGTTGCATCGCAAAATTATTAAGTCCGGTGAGACCGTCAACGACCACCACTCGATCTGTTCCCCAGGTGTCAGCCGGTCCAAATTTTTCACCAGTTCTGTTATCTGTGAAGTCGTTGAGGGAAGTAAGGAGTTGAAGGTAGCCATCGTACTTGGAGCGCTTGGGGTCGGCCATCTTCATGACTGCGTCGTGGGGGAGCGTGTTGGTGCGCTTCGCCGCGTCGAACAGGTCCATGAAAGAGGCTTTGGGTTGGGAGAGGGCGTGGATGTGGAGATTGTCAGGCACAGGTTGACCCTTATCGGTGTAATAGCCGATAAGAGATTCCGTACCTGATTCCAAAGGGATGTAAAAGACTTCAAGGCCCGTGTCCACGAGGGTCCCAATGGCGTGGGTTTTCCCCGTGCCACTAGCACCCATCAGGATGGTGTTGAAGCCTTCTAGAACTTCGACAGTGTCGGTCATGCTTGCGGTCCTTTGGCTTGGTTGGCCTTCAACCGGCGAAAAACTTCCACGGTGGAGTTGTAGTCCGCGCAGAAGTAGTCCTTGCCCGCGATATGGGTGATGGAGGTGTTGTCATCGTCGCAGGAGGAGGCGGTGTGACACTCCGTCCAGATGAAGGTGACGATGGCGGTGAAGAAGACCGCGAGGAAGAGTTTGAGGGGGATCACAGTTGCTCCTCGATGATCTTGGCGATGTCCTCGAAGGTGTACTTGCCGGAGTCGTTGAGGATAGTCAGGCCGTGCTGGGTAGGCTGGGGGTCCTGGCGCATCTGCGCAATGACAGGGATATCCCGACCAACACGAACATCCTCCAGCCCAACTAGCTTGTAGACAGCCACAGGCGGATAGTTTCTATCGACCTTAAGGTCCCCGCTAAGGAAGTCTACAAACCCGTCCCCTCGGCGGTCGTCACTCCACTCCCCGCCAACCTCGTCCTTAACGATGTCGCAGAGGACGCCTAGGCAGCACATACCCCCGCTTTCTTGCTGAAGGGTAGCGCGGCCCTGGGCATACTTGCCGCTACGAAGGGCGGCGACCCACTTGGCTTTGTATTCAGGGTTCATGCTTGCTCCAGGGAGGCGAGGGCCGCTGCGATTACGGCGTTGGTGATTTCGGCGCCCGAGAGTTGGTCGGGGATATAAAAATTCTCAACTGCGGAACGGCACAAGCGGCCACGGGCGATGGCACGTCCGACCTTCTTGTTGTAGTTGTCGCGGGGCGAGCACTGCGCCAAGGCGAAACGCACTAGCCACTGTTGGCCCTCTTCAGGCAGCAGGTAATAGGCGATGGTAAGGCCGCCGTTGGGGGCCGGGTGGTAGGTGACACTGCCGCCTGCGATGTCGATCCACGCTTCTTGCTCGCGGATATGGACGAACTTGACAGGATCACTCGCCACTTGTTTCGTCTGCGCCGGTTCCGTTACATTCGCGATTGCTGCACGGCACTCATCCAAAAAATCAGCCATCATTTTCTCCTAGAAAATGGCACAAGCGGTTATGTAGAAGAGACTACAGACCGCCAGGAAATGCATAAAAGGTGCCCCATACTTACGTAAGAGCAAGTCGACGAGAATTAGTTCCCCCAGGCAACAGGGGAGGAAGAGGAGGATTTTCACTTAGACGACCTTGATGTTATGCAAGGGCGACCAAGTATTCTCCTCGAACTGCGTGTCCAACCAATTCTGGCGCAGCTTAGGGGGCACGTCACAAATTTGTTTGAACATGCACCCGCCGTACTCGTTGCAGGTTTCGTCGAGTGCGGGTTCCCAATAGCCTGCGGCATAGTCGGCCAACATCCTCTTTACAAGGTGATCGCGGTGCTCGACCCACTGGTCAATTTTCCACGCCGGTTCGTTGACAATGGCTTGGGCGGTCTCGTATTTGGTCTTCAGAATGCTAACACCACGCACGATAACGCCAGCAGGAATAAGGCCCAACTCTCGCATGGCCCATGCGTAACCAATAAACTGAGAACGAAGGTCCCACTGCTTAGACCAAGAAGCGCCAAGGCTAGAAGTAGTTTTATCGTCCTCCGCATAGAGCCCTCCGGCGAAGTTCATGATGCAGTCGGTGCGTCCTGCGTAGAGCAGCGGGGCGCCCGTGTCAGGGTGAATGAAAGGAAGAGGAAGAGCGAAGGACCATTCAACCGCAGGGACGCCAGCCAAAACGGCAATGCGGGCGGGGTCAGTGTCGAGTGGGTATTGATCGAAGTAATACTCCAAGGCGCCACACATACGGTCCAGCGTTTTAGCCGATGTTCCGGGGTCGGCGTCTCCATACTCAGCGATAAGCGCACCAATTCCAGCTTCGAGGCAAAGTTCGGGCGCGTCGCCACGACAATACGCAAGCCGCGCCACTTCCAGGCCTTTAGCATAGGCTCCTCCAGCGGTTAGATGGATAGACTTGCCGCCTGACGGGCCATAGCGCTCGACAGTGGCGAGGTGGAACTTCCGGGGGCAACGGTACTGCGACAGGATAGTCGCATCTAAAACATGGGGAAAAAGTGGACTGTGATTTCCGCTCATAATAAGTGCTTCCAAGAATAACCTTTCACAATCTTGCATATGCAAGACGCATTTACACCGTACTGTTTTGCAAGAGCCTTGCCAGACACGCCCTGTGCGCTCAAATTACGAATTGCCCGCACCTCCTCTTCGGTCAAAACACTACTGCCCGCGCGCTCCCCCCTAGCTTGGCGATTGCGGTCAAGCATATCTTGAATGTTGTCTAGCTGCGTACCCTCTAGTAAGTGGCTGGGATTAACACACCACGGATTGTCGCAAGTATGCCTAAGAACACCCCGAGGCTTTCCTTTATACAGCCACCAAGCCGCTTGATACGCAGGCTTGGTTATGCTGCGGCCTTCCCAATGAAAAGACCCATAGCCATGTTTGTCTAAATACCCCATCCACACCCAACACTCTAAAAAAGGCACTCGCTCTACAAAAGCTTCAAAGCGGTCTTCTTTAAGGCCGGCTACATAACTCATTGCAGGCTCGCTCCGAGGGGGCGCCCGCCGTTGCCCATCTTTTCGAGTTCTTCGAGCAGGTTGAGAGCAACTGCGGCCAGCTTAGCTTCGTCACGCCCCGCCGAAGCGACCATCTTGGCGCCCGCGAAGAAGCCAAGGGAGAAGGTATCCCGCAAGCCAGAGAGGACCTTCAGATCGTCGAGTTTGGTTGCGTCGTCACCGCGCTTGGTGAGGGAGTAGCGGCACAGATTGACGTAGTCCTGAAAGTGCTCGTCCAGGGTTGTGGCGTCAGGATTGGGGGTTGGGATGGTCATGCTTTTGTATCTCCAAGAAAGCCGTTCAAAATCGCATTCCCGTCCACCTTTGCCGCCCGCTTAGCAGGTCTCTTCTCTTCCGTCACTGCGGCTTTGATGCCACGGTCACGGCGAACGAGATCTACGGCTTGGCGGCAGAGGTCACGGGCGCGGTCTTCGGTTGTGTCAGGTTGCGCTAACTCCTGGCGGATCAGTTCCATCGTGGCGCGCGATTCGGGGCTCATTCTCCAGCCCTCGGGGCGAATACGCGGCGGACCAGTTCATCTTCCGCAGGGCCACCACCACCCAGTCGAGACAGGACATTGGCGGCTTGGCCGAGGGCTTTGACAAGGACTTGGAGGTCCTCTACAGAGACGGAAACCTTACCCCCCACATTCTTCTCGTGAACGGTCGACGCCAACAGGAGGGCGACAGCGTCCCCCAATGCGACCATTGCTTGATAAGCGCCGCTTTCTTTCTCTTCACTCGGTGACATCTCTACTCCTTACTTGGTTAGACTACTGGGCTTGAATGACGGCGCTAGGTAGGCGTTCCACCCTCCTAGCATCCTGGCCGAAGCCTAATTGCCGTTATTGAAACCCACTAGGGGTGACTTCACTGTCTGCTAGAGCATCTCCGCCAACTCTCGGACTTTTACAGGGACTGTGGTTGACACGGCTCGCCCTCTCAACTCGTGACAGCTTGAGGCTAGGGTATCGGCTTCCCCTTTGCAACCCTGCCATGCGTCGTCACGCCGCATGCTACCGAGGGTGTGATAGGCGGGGAGGTTAGCGGGACGGTGGTCTCCTGACACACGTGCTAAGGAAACTTTGAGTCCGACGCCTCCCCTTAGACGGTTAGTGCTTGACTTCTCCCTCAATGGTCTCGACGGTCCCGTTCGACTCGTAGGCTACTTGCCACCACGAACCGGTGAGGCAGACTAAGGCCGAGTCCATCAGGGCGTTGGTGGCGTTGCCGCGCTTGCCGATGATGGTACGGCACCCTTCGTCGTCGGCCACCACGATTGCCACGCCCACGCCATCGAGGTGGTTAGCGAGGAGCGCTTCGTTGAGGGCCGCGAGGAGTTTGTCTTTGCGGTCGGTGCTCACAGGTCCTCCTTGGCCAGAGTATCCGCGCAAACTTCTGCGGCATCGCTAAGGATCAACTCCGACAAGTAAGTGCCGATAGCACCAGTAGGCACCTTGCCATTGAAGCGGTGGGCGAGGGTCTCGTGCAGAGCACGATGCGCTTCTGGCGTGAGGGCAGCGTGGACGTAAATCTTATCGCTCAAAGGTCTTACCATTCCTTGCTCCATTTTCTTAGCTAGGGCCGACAACTTCCGACTAGCGGAGGTGAAGGCGCCGAGGTTGTCTGCGACCGCATGTTGGAAGTCGCGTTGTCGGGCGTTTTGCGCCGGTCCCTGAATCGCGGTGACAGCTACGCCACAGGCATTGAGGACGGCGCGCAGTTCATCGGGTTCCAGGGACAGGTTCATAGGTTAGACTCCAAGGAAGCCAGAGAGGGCATCGCTTACTTCTTCTTCGACAGCAACGCCCTTGTTAAGTTCCACAATCTTCGCGGCAACGAGGGGGGCAGCACGCAGCTTGGCTTGCGCTGCGCGGTCTTGCGTAGCAACGAACGCCTGAGCTTCTTCAAGCGAGCAGCCCTTCAACGCGGCGAGGGCTTGCGCCAGAATGCCAACCTTCGGTTCCGTCGACTCATTGACGAGGCTCCACTTGCCTTCCTTGAAGGCCGTAGCGATGGCGGCGACCTTGAGGGTGGCGTCCTCGACATCCTTGGCCGAGTTGGCGGCAGCGAGGAGCTTGGACTTCGAGCCGTGCTCGACGAACTTGCCGATCAAGGGCGAATCATGCTTGATATGGACAACGGACTTCGCGCCGTTCGAGAAGGTGAGGGCGTGGAAGATGTCCCCATTCTCTTCGATGGTGGATTCGATTGCTACTTTGCTTTGCTTCGTGGTCATGCTTACTCCTAACTAATAGGTGGGACTACGGTGGGTGATGCTTAGAGAAGACTTTCCAGGTGCCTTTTAACTGAGTCTACATCCTGCGATTGCAAGAGGAAGGTTTGACGCAACTCAGCGTAAGGGCGGAACTTTGCTACGGCGTCAGACAGGTAGAGAGCAGTGATGAGTGCCGCCGCTTCGTCTTCGGTTATGGTAAGGGTAATCATTCTGCCACCCAGTCCGGGTTGTGGCACCACTCGCCGTTGACGAGGATGAGTTGTCCGTTCTGCTTCATCTGCTCGATAGCGAGGTCCATGCCAGCGTCTTCAGCTTCGTTGATGTCGGAGGAGGCGATAGCACCGGGGGCAGCATCGAGGGCCGCGCGCATGGCATTACGTTCGGGCGATTGGTCCTTGCGTAGGATTGTCATGGCGCCGCGCTTGGCATCGATTTTGATGGTGAAGAGAACGGCAACTTGCGTCAGGGGGTCGGCGGGTTTGTAGAATTCGAGCGACTTGATGAGACGCAGGAGCCGGAACTTCGTGTTCATTGCCATATTGGGGGTCTGGAATGTGATGTCCAGGCGCCCGGTTTCGGCCACGCGGTTCAGGACTTCGAAGTCGATGGCAGGGAAACGGTTCAGTGGTTGAGGGGTTCGGGATGTCAATTTGGGTCTCCGTGGTGCGAACTCGTATTATGCACGTACTTCAGGCACTTTGGTAATTGATTTTAGCTGTCGAACATGCGCACGCGTTCAACGCTGGATACGAGGATACAAGAATACAAGTTTGAGCAAATTGCGACAGATTTTGGAAAGGAAAAAAAAGTGTAGAAGGTAGGTTATTTATTTTTTTTTTTTTAATATCCCCCCTTACTTACTTTTTTCTTTTTCGCGATTTCTGCCTTTTTCTCCAAACTTGTATTCTTGTACTCTTGTACTGACTGTGCGCAAGGTGCATTTTAGAAATTTCATTTTTCACCTCGAAAAGAGGGGGGATCACCCCCTTCTTCCCTCACAACACCTCCAGCGCGGCCATTGCCAGCCCTGCCACGCCTATCCAAGCCAGCCCCAGTACCGAGACAGTCAGGAGCACGGCCCAGGCCGGTAGCGGGTCGGTATTCCGGTCGATCACATACAGGCTCGACAGGAACCCGATAGACGCAAACAATCCAATCAGCCAGCCCATTAGATATCTCCTATCAAAGGAAGTGCCCTCAGGAAAAGGTCGGGGAAGGCATTCACTAGTCTTCGACGATTAACTTCCCCGCCCGCATACCACGCTTCTGCTAGATGGCGCTCGAAGGGACTCCCATGGGCGAGGAGATAGGCGGCGGCATTGTGTGCTTTTCCGGCTTTCATAAAGGTGCTCCTACTCGAAAGGCGGCATTGCGGACGAGTTCATACCTCTCCTCGAACTCTGGTGTCAGGCGGTAGCCGTAGGTCAGGAGGTCGCGCTTGGCGAAGTCTTTCCAGAAGTGGTGAAGGGAGAAGGCAAGGATGTCGTCCAGGGTGATGCCTTCTGGGGAGAGGGGTTGGAAGGAGGGATCAATCCGCGCCATGCGGATGTCGGAGGGGGAATACAGCCTATCGGCGAGGGCTTTGCCCCACTTTGCGACTATGTTCTCCCAGAGGGAAGCGACATCGCTGGGGCCACGCAGCTTTTTCTTGTTCCATCCACCGGACCAGAAGAGGGAACCGTCGATGGAGACAGCGAAGACGATGGATTCGCCAATGTTGTCGCCGTTGCCTGTGGCGATGGTGATGTCTTCCGGCGACAGGGGGGTGGCGTTCGGGTGCGAGTGGACGACTACGTTGCCGGGGATGAGGTGAGCAGCGCATTCGAAATTAACCGTCTTCGTGTCGCCCTGTACGCGGGACAGGATGGCGCCGCTCTTGGAGTCGAGGACGAAGCCATACTCTCGCCGGTTGAGGTAGTTGGAAGGGTCGTCCGACAAAGTCCGTGCACGGGCCTCTGCGGCGATTTGATCGACAGCACGCCACACTGTCGATGAGGTGATTAGTTGGTCCATTGTTGCTCCTTTAGTTCGCCGTGAGGCGTAGTCCACGACATTGGTACTGAAGAGGAGTTAGTGCGACGCCAGTCTTGATGCAGGGGTTATCCATTTGAAGCCTACGATGTTTCACGTGGAACAATGCCTGCGTCAGCGAGTTGCGCTGCAATGGCCTCATGCAGGTGGCGGTCGATGGGCAGAGCCTGCTTGTTGTCGGTGACGATATCGTGCAGGAGTTGGTGAAGCTCCCGCGCTTCGTCGAGGGTGAAGGCCAAGTTGACTTTGATGTTATTGCTCATGGTCGTAAAACTCCTTGATGAATCGGCACTCTTCGTGCGCGGTTTCGCTAGTGAGAAACGGATTGACCTTGTGATACAAGTCCCCCGTGATGAGGTTCTGCACGTAATACCGCGTCTCCCCGTCGCGGATGGTTCCCACTACCGTGAATGGGTAGTCGTCGCCTAGGGAGTGGCGTTGGATGCCGCCGTTACCTGCATGGGCCATGTTCATTCCTCCCCTTCGAAACTCAGTTCATTGACGCGGTCCCAATCGAGCCCGTCAATATCCAAGTCATACCCCCCCTCATCCCGACATGCGAAGTCCGTCGACGAGGTGAAAACAATCCGTTCCAGTTGTGCTGTTGTCATACAGTCCTCTTAAGATGGTTAGTATCTTCGAATTCCGCAACATACTCCGACACCGTGCCAAAGTACCTCCGGGGGATTACCAACACGGGCTTACTCTGCACCGTGGTATAGCTGCGATTCGACGGGCGCAATGGGACACTGCGACGCGTGCGAACGGGTTTACGGACTCCCATTGCGACCTCCTTGCAAGTGAGTCTCATCAGGTGGCGTATCTCGCCACTACCCGGCTTGCTAGGCGCCGGGTTTCGACAGGTCAAGCGTTGTGCACGAATGCGAGTGCAATGACGGCGACAATCCCCCACAAGCGGATGGCGTCCCAGAAGTAATATCGCCCTAGGCGGCGCAAGGCCAGAAGCGATTCGACTGCACGGTAGAGGAGATAGACACCAGCTAAGGCGCCTAGAAAGGCGAGAAAATGTTCCACGTGAAACCTCCTTAAATCCGAATGTTGTTAATGAAGGGTCCGCCACGACGCACAGACACGTAATCGTTGCGCTGGAGCCCGCGAAGAATGTCATTCAACCGTGACGCGGTAGTCGGCGTAGGCCACTCCCGCAACGTCTGGAGATTAATCTCAAAATCCCCCGTGTCGAAGTATCGGGCAATGCGATTGCCGAATAGGTACACGTCCGTATATATGTCGGCACGTGCGACCTCCGTATTACCCTTGCGAAACGACCGGCGCTCTTTCAACGCCTGCACAACGTCTCTACCTATCTGTCTCATCTCTCACCTCAAACGAATGGATTACGGACGGTGCCATGCACCGCGCCCGTATGACACGAAAACGTGTGATCGACAAATCCGGTCACACTTGGTAGGTCTTGGTAGATATCCCACGCAAAGTGCAAGGACACTACCGCCGCGATAAAGACCAGTAGCGGCTTGATCGTGAGGGCGCGCATCAGATGAACCTGTGGTAGTAGCTGCCCGATTCCAGCATGCCGAGGTCGCGCGTGAGGACGACCTCACAGTTTGCATACTCTGCCAGCGCTTGCGCTACCGCGCCCGACTCCGTATCGGCGTCGCAGTAGTAGGCAAACTCCACGCCCTGCTCGTTCTTCAATTTAACACCCCACTGTTTCATCACAGCCTCCATGTTCCACGTGAAACAATCTGGTCTCATCAGTTAGGGCGATACCCTAATACGCCGCAGGCGTGCACCTGACACGGCGTTTCGACCTTGTTTACTTCGACACCTTGGTTGGGTGGTTCAGACTCCACATAGAGAGGGGGATGGCGCCGAACACGATCAGCGTAGACAGGGCAATCTCAAACATGTTCCACCTCCAGACGGTGAAAGTATTCTTCCCGGAAGTCGCCCCATTCGGCAGCTTTGGGGCCGATCAATTCCCCGCCGAACGGCCACAACACGGCGATACAGTCCTGTCCCAATGCCACGCTTGCCGCGTAGACTGCGCGGTAATTGTTGGCAAGCGGAAAGTTCACCTCTGCTACAAACGTATCCTCTCCTTCCAGTGAAGGCTGGATAAGCCTCACCTCATACCGCTCTACTTCAATCCGGTTCGCCTTGAACGTTGCGAGAATATCCTGCACGCTCACATACCCGCCACCCGCACGGAGCAGCCCTACATTAACCATCGCTTTCATACATCCTCCCAATTGGTCTCATCAGAGCACGCATTACGTGCTTACCCCGAACATGCCGGGGTTTCGACCTGATTCAGTCCCCTTCCCCTAAGAAATTCACCAACACCATCAGCGTTACCAGCCCGCCCAGCACCACCGCCGCTTCCCATGCCGCATACACTGCAATCAACGATTCCATCACAACCCCCTATTCGTAGGTTTGATACCACTGCCCGTTGTGGAACACTACTGCCTTCAATCCCCGTTCGGCCTGAAACCTCGCATACACGATTGCCTCCGAATGTTGCTCCGGGAAGTCCTTGTCCTCTACCTGATCGACGGACTCGAAAGCATCGTCCCCATCGCAAATCTCACTCGTCTTGACGCACCACCTATCCATCTTGCCACCCCTCTAAAGTAGAAAAGAACTTGAAGCGTATCTAGCGCCCGAAGCTCTTTGGTATTACTCAACGGACGAGAAAAACTCTTCCGCAACATGCGTTACAACCGGAGCAATGCCAAAAAGCTCCACCCCTTTCGCCAGCATAGCGAAGTGCAACACGTACTCCAGTCCGTACCATGCGGCAGTCATCACAACTACCGTAAGCACCTTGTGGTGTACGGGCGCCCGTTTCACGTGGTGGCACCATCGATCTAGCGTCATACTCACCTCCCCTCGCACTCGCCACCAGCGGAATGCTAGTCGCATGCGACAGGGGAGACCCTGCCTCCTTCTCAATACTCATCGTCATAAAAGTCCGACGCCTCAAACATCGCATCAAACACCGCATCATCCATCCCCAAAAAATGCTTTTCGAACAGATACTCGCCATCCAAGGCATTGCCGAAGTCATCCATGATTAATCGCACCTCAGCGGAACCGTTGCCAGTTCAAACTCTGGATACAACACCTCAGCCTTCACCTGCGCATCATCAACACTAACCGCCTCGACCTCAACATACCCGGCCCCAAACAACCGCACCACATACAACCCAATCTCTTGTTCCATGATCCTGCTCCTGTAGTTGACAAAGGACCGTGCCCTTGGCTTTCGCCGAAGGCGCCGGTCCAGACTCAACTACTAGTCTGGCACCCAACATTAGGGTGCGCTACTGAACTCCCCATCACCTGCGGTCTTGCCTGCACTCGTCCGGTCTTGCTCTGTGCGCTTTCGACTAGTCCTGTCACGGCTAGCTACTCGCTCACTCCACCTAGGGTGCAACGCCTGAGGCATGGGGTACGAATTGTTAAAGAACACCTGTCACGACCGGGCATCTAGAAGGCGGATGCTTGACCAGCGCTCTGCACTAGGGCCGTCTTGCTTGGCTAGCTTGTCATGCTAGTCGGGTGCTGCTACTGCGCGCCGTTAATCACAGAGGTTCGGCTTCTCTGGCGGTACTTCGCGCCGTGCTGGCCACTCCGCTTTGCTACTTTCGCCGTGTTGCTTGGCTTGACTCAATCTTAGGTGCGCAGAGTGCGCAGTGTTATTAGTACAAACCCTAGGTTAGACGACTGTTACACTTACCATGTACCTACTACATACGCCTCGTGATGCCCCATGCATCAGCATGGTGTAAGCACTCACTACACAACGAGTGATGTAAGCACATGCTTCATGCGCCAGCGCAGATGTTGTAAGCGCCTACTACATCCGGAGGTATGTAAGCAGTCCCATAATCCCGTCCTAGGGGCCGGAGGGGGGCAATCGCAACGCTCGCGCGAAAGGCTTTAACCGCATTCGATGTAGCAACAGGGTGCAGTCAATCCCGATCTTGAATGGACTGTGATATGATCTGCGTCATCGATCTGGGTGTAGGCTAGTCCGGTCAAGTCACCTGCCCTGGAAGCAGGAGGTCGCAGGTTCGAATCCTGCCGCCCAGACCACCCCCTTTGGAGTAGACATGTCTCTGATTCACGATGTAGCAAGGCTAGACCTCTCGGGCGCCGACACGGCGGCCATCTGCGCCCAGCTTCTCATCACGCCCCAGATGCATGCCTACCTGACAAAGAACGATGGCTACCAACTGGTCAAGGAGTCTCTCAATGGCACGGACAACGAAGGGCGCCATGAAGGCGGGAAGTGCTCTTTCGGCAATCTTGGGGAAAGGTAAGCTCGGAACCCAGTCGAAGACTGGCGCCCGTCTAAGTGGGACGAAGGGCGGCGCCCGTCCAACCTCGAAGCCCAAGACAGCAGTGAAGAGCATCAAAAGGAAGTAAGTCCCCTACCAACTCAGCAAGAGGCTGATCGATGAAGGTAACGGACAAGAAGGGGGCGGTGCTACAGGAGTCTCCTCCTCAGCCGCCCGCAGACCAATTCCATACGGCTGTTCAAGCCATAGCCGACGAGCGCGTTTCCGATGGCGCCTTCGGCGCCTCGGCGGGCACGGTTCCCGGCGAAGAGCTAGTCACCCTTGACATTGCGATCTGCCGCCGGTACTGCGAGACCGGCAACATGGCCCTCTGCGCCCGTGAGTTCGGCAAGACCGTCTACGAAATCAACAAGATGGCGCGCCAACTCTGGTGGCAAGAAGAGGAGACCCGGTTCAAGAGGGACTCCAACACCATTCTCGACTCCACCTACACCCGCATCCTTGACCGGTCCCTCATCGAGCTAGAGGACCGCATCATCAAGGGCGAGGTGACGGGCGTCAACAAGGACGGCACGAAACGGCGCATGCCCATCACGGCCTCCGTCCTGACGAGGGTGGCCGACTCCGTCTTCATCAAGCGCCAATTGCTGCGCAACGAACCAACCTCCATTCCCGGCGACACAGACCGCATGAACCTGCTCGCCAACAAACTCCGCGCCCTTGGCGCCAAAGACCCGTCCATCATCGACGGTGCCGTCACCGAGGTCCCCCGCGATGAGCAATAAGATCATCATCGATGCGCACCTTGTTGAGGGTTTTATGGAAGCCTTCCTTCATGCCGACCTCGACCAACCAAAACCAACTCCCCAGTTCCACCGAGACCTGTGGAATCTATTCTGTTCGCCCGAACAGAACGTGGCAGTTGCGGCTCCTCGCGGCCATGCCAAGTCCACTGCGGGAACTCACGCCTTCAGTCTCGCAAGCCTTCTATTTGGTTCTGATGACTTCGCCCTCCTCGTGTCCGCGACCGAAGCGCTCGCCGCAGGGCATCTTGCAAATCTCACCAGAATACTTACGGACAACCATGACCTACGAACCGAATTTGGTGTACGGGTCTTGCGGGCTAACGAAACCCAACTGGTAGCGGAGGCAGGGGGTCGAGAGTTCTGCGTCGTAGGTAAGGGCGCTGAACAAGCCGTCCGTGGCCTTCTCTGGCACAACAAGCGCCCCTCCCTCATCGTCGTCGATGACTTAGAAAACGACGAAGCAGTCATGTCAAAGGAACGCCGTGAAAAACTCAGAGACTGGTTCAACAACGCCCTCCTTCCGTGTGGGGCCGATAATCTGCGAGTACGGTTCCTTGGGACAATCCTACATATGGATTCGCTACTCGAACGGCTACTTACAGACCCTGACAATGGATGGGTGGGTCGTCGCTTCCGCGCCCATAAATCGTTTGACGACTTTGGCGAAATTCTCTGGCCCGAGAAATTCACGGAGGCACGCCTTCGTCGAGAGCGGCAGCGGTACATATCGGCAGGCAACCCCTCGGGCTACTCTCAAGAGTATCTCTCTCACCCTGTTGCGGAAGCGGACGCCTACTTTCGGAAGAGCGACTTCCGTGCAATGACGGCGGCGGATCATGAAGAACCTAAGACGATGTACGCGGCGATTGACTTCTCGATTGGACAGTCCGATAAGGGCGATCCCACTGCCATTGTTGTTGGTGGAGTTAGCCCTGATGGCCTACTTCATATTGTGGAAGTTATTGCCAAGCGTCTGGACCCTCTTGAATCGATAGAAGAGATGTTCCGCCTCCAGGAACTTTACAACATCGACTTCTGGGTCGTCGAGGACGAGAATATCGCCAAGACCATCGGGCCGTTCTTGGAAGCCGAGATGCGGAAACGAGGGCGCTATCTATCGATTGAAAGGATTCGCCCCCACAAGGACAAGCAGGCTCGTGCCACTTCCATCCAAGCCCGGATGCGGGCAGGCGGCGTCCACTTCGACTGCGACGCCGAATGGTGGTTCTCGTTCTACGAAGAGATGATAAACTTCCCGCGTGGGAAGAACGACGACCGAGTTGACGCCCTGGCGTGGCTTGGCCTCTACCTCAACAAACTCTCCCCCTCTCTCACCCGCCGCGAGCTTGACGAACTGGAGTGGGAAGAGGAGATGGAAGAATCTGGAGCCTTAGATGAAGGACGCAACCCTATCACTGGGTACTAGCAGCGATGCCGCGCCCGTTGAGGTTCACCCGCGAAGAGGGGCGACACGAGGGCGCGCAGAACCGGATGTCAAGGGCGCCGAAGGCGGCGAGCGTAGCGAGCGAACCCTTGCACATCTGGGAGCGCCCGAAGTAAGCTCCTCCGTAGCGGTGAGCCGGGAGGGCGACGGCGAGCCCTACTCTCCCTACCCCACTGAAGATTGTGACGCCTGCCCTTGTGGTCTACCTATTTGGAATTGCAATCATGAGTGTTACTGACTTCGAAGATCAGGCCCCGGCTAATGCTCCGTGGAACCTTGAACACTTCATCGCGCTCGACGAGAAGTTGATGCGCTCCTCGAACCTCGTCGACCGTTTCGACGAGCATGACCTCGACACCCTCGGTGCGATGGTCAAGCAGGACTTCGACAACGACCGGGTCTCTCGCCAAGAATGGGAAGAGCGGATGCAGTTGGCTATGCGCCTAGCCCTTCAAGTCACCGAGAAGAAGACCTTCCCGTGGCCGGATGCCGCCAACGTCAAGTTCCCTCTCTTGACTATTGCCGCCCTTCAGTATCAGTCTCGCGCCTACCCCGCGCTGGTCAACGGTGGACAACCTGTCGCTGCTCGTCCGCTACAGAAAATGCCTAAGCTGACGCTGCCTACGATGCCTCCTGCCCAGCCGGGTCAACCGCCTGACCCCCAGGCGCAGCAGGCTATGCAGCAAGCCCAGCAGCAAGCTCAGCAACTCAAGGCCAAGTTCGATGCCCTGACCCAACAGGCCAACGAAATAGCCGACCACATGTCTTATCAAATCCTCGAAGAGGACGAGACCTGGGAAGAGAACCACGACAAGATGCTCTTGACCCAAGCCATCATGGGGTGCGCCTTCAAGAAGTCCTACTTCGACCCCATCCTGTGCCACAACGTTTCGGAGTTTATCTCCCCGAAGGACATCGTCGTGTCCTACTACACCAAGGACATTGAGCATGCCCCCCGCCTTACCCACATCATCTACCTCGACCCTAACGCCGTCTACGAGCGCCAAGCCCGAGGAATCTTTGCCGAGTTCAAAGAAGGTTCCCCCCGAGCCGAGCCCCGACTCCGCTACATGCTCGAAGAAGAGACCGACGACCGACAAGGAATCCGGCCTGTCGTGGCCGACCACGATGCTCCATACGAGTTGCTGGAACAACATCGCACGCTCGATTTGGACGGCGACGGCTACGCCGAACCATACATCGTCACTGTTCGCTATGATACGGCCCAAGTGCTGCGAATCGTGCCGCGTTTCACTCGCAAGGATGTTACTTTCCTACCCTCCGGAAAACTCATCCGAATCAACCCTCTGACGATGTTCACGAAGTATCCTTTCATCCCCTCGCCGGATGGTGGCTTCTATGACCTCGGATTCGGTGCTCTACTCGGGCCGCTCAATCACGCCATTGATTCCTCGCTCAACCAGATGCTCGATTCGGGAACCCTTGCCAATGCTGGAGGGGGCTTCCTTGGGCGCGGGTTCAAGAATAAGAAGGGCGAGTATCGTTTCCGCCCCGGCGAGTGGAAGACTGTTGATGGAAGTGGAGATGACATCAGGAAGAGTGTTGTTCCTCTGCCCCCTCCACCGCCTAACCAGTCGCTCTTCCAACTGCTCACCCTCCTCATCGAGTATGGACAGCAGATCGCTGGTGCGGTTGACATTCTGCAAGGTAAGAACCCAGGTCAGAATACTCCGGCTGAGACTTCCCGTGCGATGGTAGAGCAGGGCATGAAGGTGTTCAACGGCATCTTCAAGCGGACGCATCGGGCTTTCACTCAGGAGTTGCGCAAACTGTTCCGCCTGAACTGCGTGTTCCTTGACGAGAGCATGCCGTACTTCGCTCAGTCAGCCCCGCCGCAGTCTAAGGCAGCAGCGCACCTCTACAAGAATGCCGAGGTTACGATCCGCCCTAGCGCCGACCCGTTCTACATGTCGGACGCCCAACGCTACAACCAAGCCTCGTCGCTGATGCAGGCGGCAATGGCGGCTCCAGGCTACGACATCTATCAAGTCCATCGTTACTACCTTCAAGCCCTGAAGGTCCCTGACATCGACAAGTTCCTACCTGATCCTAAGGGTCCGTTCGCCGTTCCGCCTCCGCAGAACCCGAAGCTTCAGATCGAGCAACTCAAGCAACAGTCGGCTCAGGCCAAGCAGCAACTCGACTTCAAGATCAAGCTCCTCGACTTGGTCTCCAAGGCTGAGTTGCAACAAGCCCAAATCAAACTCTTGGAGGCACAAGTTGTTCAAACTCTTGCTGAGGCGAAGGGTGTGGATACTGGGCATCAGATTGCGCTTATTGAGGCGCAAATCGGAGCCGCGAAGAACAAGCAAGAGGGAACGCTGGAGGCAATCAAAATCCTCCACTCAATGATGGGTGGCAACGATAAGGAGAGCGATGGTGGCAAGGACAGTAGTGGTGGAGGAGGAGGACTGGGTGCTCTTCTCGGCGCATCCGGTGCAACAGGCGGTCAAGGCGATGCTGGAGCGGCACCTCCGGGAGTTGGAGGAGGAGGAGCTAGCCCGTTTTAGGGGTGGCGTGGGATTAGATGATCCGCATGAAGAAGCAGTTCGTAGAGCGAAGGCTATCGGTGCGCATGAGGTGTACTCTTATTTACTAACGATGGATGAAGAGGACCTATGGGACGACCAAGCATAGCGCAATGTAGAGGTAAGTTTTGCAGCAACTGTAATTTGATACTTGGTCATGCCGGAGATAGTGAGGTAGTTCTTTTAAACTGTGTGTCATATCTAGAAAGAGGAAGACATCAATGACAACGAAGTGGAAGCCGAGTGGTAACAAGGTCCTGATCTTGATGGACCCGCCCGAAACAACGACTGCGTCCGGCATCATCATTGCCGCTCCCGGTACGTTGGAAGGTCGTGCTGAGATGCAACAGATGGAAGGTACTGTGGTTGCTTTGGGGGCGCAAGCCTTCCACGACCAACCGGCAGACTGGGTCAAGGTGGGCGATAAGGTCCGCATTGCCAAGTTCGGAGGTTGGCTGTTTCAAGAAGGCGACCTGAAGAACAAGGTCAATTACCGAGTCGTTCACGACTTGGACATCATGATGGTTCTGGGGGAATGACATGGCTGATATAAAAGATGTGTTGGGTGGTGGCGGCGCCGATGAAGGTGGCGGTGACGACCACATCGTGGCGGAAGCTCGTGAGCAAGGCTGGGTCCCACTTGCCGAATGGCGCGGTGACGAAGCCGAGTGGTCCGATGCTGAGACCTTCGTCAACCGGGGCAAGCAGATCAACCCGATCCTGCGCAAGACTCTCGCCAAGAAGGATGCGGAGATTACCCGCCTTAGGCAAGAGATGACGGAGCAGGGCGCCACCGTCAAGGAAATCCGGGAGTACCTCAAGAAGGTTGAGGACAACGCGATGACCAACGCCCTCCGGCAGTTGAAGGAGCAGCGCCGGGAAGCCCTAGCCAACGGCGATGCCCTTGCCGCTGAGGACCTCCGTGATCAGATGGATGAGTTGAAAGCGGCACCTTCCTCGATCCCCGAGGTCAAGGCTCCTGCCAAGCAAGACCCTACTGTCCACCCGGACGTGCAGGAGTGGATGTCCGAGAACCCCTGGTTCGACGACCGCAAGAATCCAGAACTGGTGGAGTACGCCAACGGCGCAGCTTTATCCATTCAAGATCGGGAAATGAAGAAGCCCCAGGCCGAACGACTCACCCCCAAGCAAGTCCTGGCCGAGGTTGCCAAGAAGACTCGCAAGGTCTTCGCCAAGCAGTTCGAGGAGTTCGAATCTCCTGCCCCAGGTATGGTCGAAGGTGGTGGCGGCGGTGGCTCCTCCTTCACCCCGGCCAAGTCTGGCAAGGGCTTCAACTCTCTCCCCGCCGAAGTCAAAGCTCAGTTCGAGCGCTTCTACAAAGCGGGCTTCTATGTCGAGGGCGATAAGAAGATGGACAAGGCCAAAGCCCAGGCCGAATACTTCTCCAACTACCAGTAAGGAACCATCATGAGCAAGCAAGACCAGCACGAAGGCATCCCCACCCGTGAGGCTATCGCGCCGCAAGTACGGTCCATCACAGATCGCGAAACGGCGGGCCGTTCCCGCCGTCCGATGCTCGGCGGATCGAAGCTTGGTGTCGATTGCAGCAAACTTATGGCAAGTGGGTTATACTGCCACTGGATCAACGACTATCCCAATAGGGTGAATGAGGCCCTGGCTAACGGATACGAGTTCGTCTCCCAGAGTGAAGTCGAGATAGAGCCGGGAATGGGCGCTGCAAGCGCTGACTCCGGCGACCGAGTTAGCCGTATCGTAGGGCACACCGAACAGGGCGGGCCGCTGGTAGCCTACTTGATGAAGATCAAGCAGGAATGGAAGAACGAGAACGATGCGTTCTACCAGAAGCGGGCCGCAGCAATCGACAAGGCCATTCGAACGGGAACGACTACGCCGGTGGAAGGTGCCTACATTCCGAAAAGTGGCATCGACTACGGCTCGACGACTTCATAATTCTGGAGAATGACAATGGCAAACCCTGCCGCTCCGCATGGCCTCCAGCCGGTCCAGACCCAGGACGGAAATCCCTGGAACGGCAAGGCGAACCTGTACCACATCCAGTCGACCGACACCAAGGCTTACTACAATGGCGACATTGTTCAGTTGGTCCCTGCTGCCGGTCTGAACGGCTCCACGCAAGGTTCGGACATCAACGGTGTCCCGAACATCACCGGCTTCACCGGTTCCCAGACAGCTTGCTTGCCCATCGGCGCTATCGTCGGCGTGCAGGTTGCCCCTATCGGTGTCGGCGCTGGTCAAACTCAAGGCACCGCAGTCAACTTGAACCTCCAGTTCGTGCCAGCCGCCAAGCTGAACGACTACTACGTTTGGGTGGCGGACGATCCTTCGCTGCTATTTGAAATCCAAGGCTCGGCTTCTCTCGCGGCAGCGCAAGCTACCACGGTGGGTTCCAACGCCTCGTTCTTGCCCACGGCTCCTGCCAACACAATCGGACCTCTCTCGGCAACGGTGGTGGATACCATCGCTGTGACGGCTACCCTGCCGCTGAAGATCGTCGGAATTCCCTACCGCCCCAACGTCGCATTCGGTGTGAACATGCCGCTGTTGGTTGTCTTCAACACGCATCAGTACGGCAAGCCGTCTCCTGGCACTGTCGGCGTCTAAACCTAACCACAACGGAGAATCATCATGGCAGTTGGTGGCATCATCAATACAGGCACCCACCCCAAAGCCTTGTGGCCGGGTATCAAGGCGTGGTGGGGTCGGACCTACGCGGAGCATCCCGAAGAATGGCCGATGCTCTTCGAGCAGGACACCTCGCACCAGAACTACGAGGAAGATGTTCAGATCACCGGCTTCGGGTTGGCTCCGGTCAAGCCCGAGTCTGGCGGTACGATCTACACCTCGGAACTCCAGGGCTTCATCTCCCGCTACGTCCACCTCACGTACAGCCTCGGCTACATCGTGACGCAGGAAGAGTTGGAGGATGACCTCTACGAGAAGGTGTCCAAGCGGCGTGCTGCGAGTCTGGCATTTAGCTTCCGCCAGACCAAAGAGAACGTCGCAGCGAACATCTACAACAACGCGTTCACCACCGGCTTCAACGGCGGCGACGGAGTGAGCTTGCTGAACGTGGCTCACCCGAACACCTCGGGCGGTTCGTTCTCGAACATGCTCGCAGTGGGCGCCGACTTGTCGGAAGCGTCGCTCGAAGACCTCATCATCCAGATCATGGGTACGGCGGATGACGTGGGCAACCTCATCAACATCATGCCGCAACGCTTGATCGTTCCGCGTCAGGAATGGTTCAATGCCAACCGAATCATGAAGTCGGTGTTCCAACCGGGCACGGCCAACAATGACATCAACGTCATCAAGGCTACTGGCGCCATCCCAGGCGGCATCCACGTGAATCATTACCTCACGTCGCCGCATGCGTGGTTCCTCCGCACCAACTGCCCGGACGGCCTTAAGTCCTACACCCGTGTCCCAATCTCATTCGAGCAGGACAACGACTTCGACACCGACAACGCCAAGGCGAAGTCCCGTGAACGGTACTCGTTCTTCTGGACCGATCCTCGTGGTCTCTTCGGGTCGAACGGGCCGTAATCTGGAGAACGTCATGCCTCTGAAAAAGGGTTCATCGAAGAAGACGGTTTCTTCGAACATCTCTGAGTTCCACAAGGGCAAGACGTTCGCCAAGACGGCGAAGAAGTTCGGGAAGGCCAAGGCGAATAAGCAAGCCGTCGCAGTGGCCCTCTCAACTGCCCGCAAGTCCAAACGGAAATAGATCATGGCCGACTCTCGCAATCGGAAAGATTACAAGCTGGGCGTGCAGGCAGCAGGCGTGTCCCTCCCCAACACTCCCTTCAAGGCAGTGCCGATGACGGCAACGCCCGTGTCGAAGCGCAACCCTGGCCTCGGTGCAAAGACAATCGCCCATCCGTTCAAGAACGGTAAGCCCCAAATCTAAGGAGCGGTCATGGCCGTAGTAGCTTCTCAACCTCCGGTTCGGCAGACTTCGGGCGGCACGCCTGATGCCCCGTTCCAACCTCTCGCTGATTGCGGCAATTGGAACCCGTTGTTCTACCACGCCTTTGTCGATGACTTCGACCAGAGCTTGGGGATCACCGGGGCTTATGTCAATATCGGAACCACGCCGACGAATGCTGTAGTTGCCGGTGATGGTGGCATTGCTTCCTTCACCACGCTGGTTGCTGCCGGTTCCTTTGCTGGTGTGCAAACTCCGGTGGGCGGTTTCACTGTCAACACCCCCCCGAAGAAGGTGTTCTGGGAAGGCCGCTTTCAGATGGCGAACGTAACCACCCAGACGTTTCTGGCTGGCTTGATTGCGACGTTTGCGGCTCCGGCCACCCCTACGGTGGTGAATGGCGTGTACTTCAGCAAGGCCGCTGGTGGCGTACAACTGGTGGGCAACGTGACGGTGGCTTCGGCCACGGTCTCGGTGAACATCCCTCTGGGCGCTCTTGCCCTGACCAACGCAACCTACTTCGACCTCGCCATCTACATCACCCGCCAAGGTGACGTAGAGTTCTACGCCGATACGCAGTTGGTTGGCTTCGTACCGCAGTCGAACATCGGCACCACGAACGGCCCGAACAACGCTGGTTGTGTAGCCCGCTTGACGGCGCCGACTCTTCCGACTGTCCCACTGTCTCCGACGATAGTGTTCGGCAACGGGGCCACGGGAGCTATCATCGCCGGTCTGGCGGACTTCCACCAAGCCCAGAAGGAGCGGTAAGATGGCCTCGAATGCGACTCAGATTGAAATCGATGGGCCGCGTAATGTGGTTACAAAAACCACAGGGGATGACACGGCTCCAACACCCGCCTTGCCAGCGTTTACGATTATTCAAGACCCAACTAACGGGTCCTTGAGTGACATGAACCCTGGCATGAGCGGATTACACCCGGCCACCCGCTTGCGCATTGACTGCATTCAGTATTCCATTTCGGACGGCATCGCTATCCAGTTGTACTGGAATGCCACCACACCTATCCTCATCACAGAGTTGTCAGGCCGGGGTAAGATAGAAGCCAAGTGGTTCGGGGGATTGCAAAATAATGCCGGTGTTGGTGTGACAGGGGCCATTAGTTTTTCGGTAATCGTTATCGATGCCCTGGCAGCGGGTACAGTTACCTGGACCCTGATGCTTCAAACTGTCAAGTACCGCCCCATCAGTGTTGGCGGGGCTTAACTTAGGAGTAATTTATGGCTATCGCTACTGCAACTATCACCACCGAAACCGCAGACCTTCCGGACGGATTTGCGTCATTTGAGGGTTATGTGTTCAGCCTGGATCATGCCGCAGGCACGGGGCATATTGAATCGCAGTCGGTTACCACCGACACCTGCACCTTCGCTACCGCCTTGAACCCAGGCGACTACACGGTCACTGTTCAAGCCAATGGCCTGATGACAGTCAATGGGGTAGCGCCTCTTGGCAATCCCGTGACAACCGCCTTTACGGTCCCGGCTGTGGTCGTGCCGCCTGCTACCTACCAATCGCCCACTGGCGTAACGGTTACGCTTTCGTAGGAGGTTATATGGGCCTGTATTCAAATCCCATTGCCTTATCGGTTGTGACGGAGGGGGTTGCGCCAGAACCTCTTCGGGTAGGGGAACGTGTCCTGTGGAAAGGTATCGAAGTACGTATTGTAGCTTTCCACCCCGGCTTGATTGAAGCCAGGAACCAGACTCTTTTGGTTCATGCCTCCCCGGACCAATTCACCTCCTGCTAAAATCTGCGGTATAATCCCGCAACGAGTCTACGTAGTGAGCCCTCTCCCCGAGGGCTTTTCCTAGTTTATGGAGCGTACTCGTGGCTACTCAACTGTTCTACATCTGCGACGTGTGTGGCAATCAAAGCCTCAACAAGTCGAACTTCAATACCCCCGTCCTGGCTGGCGCCGCTTCGAATCTCGTCGCAGTGATCCCATCTGTCCTGCTCTGCAACCCCTGCTGCACTGAACTCGGCGCCGCTGCGAACGTGACCTTGACCGCTCGCCAGGGGATCAATGCGGGGGTGACGTTGCCATGAGCGGGAATCGGGGTTACTTCAAGCTGGGCGACTACAACGCTATCTGCCGGGTCTGCGGGTTCAAGCGCAAGGCCAGCGAGTTGCGTCTGCGGTGGGACGGCGTCTACGTCTGCAAGGAGGACTGGGAACCGCGCCAGCCCCAGGACTTCGTTCGCGGTGTGCCCGACGAGCAGGCGCCGCCCTGGACCCAGCCCGAGGTACGGCCTGTCTTCCTGCCTCTCGGCCAACTCGGCCTCGGCGCCGGTCCTGCAATCCTCGGCGGCACCCCCAACCCTGGCGACGGCGTCACCCCAACCGAGGGCGTCGAGTACGGCAACCTCATCATCGGCACTCCCGCCGTCTACCGCAATCGCATCCTCCAGACGCCCGGTGTCGACTACAACCTCACGTCCAATTTCGGCAACCTCACCTTCACGTCTTCCCCCAACGAAGGTGATGTGTTGACATGGTCAGGCACGTGGAAAGACAACGCTCTGGTTCTCTGGACTATCGTTCAATTCCAGTTCGCCACTGGCGACGGCTCGACCACTTCTTACATCCTCTACGCAGCGAGTTGAGATGAGCACCACTTTTAGCGTTAGCCGGGACGATGTCATCAACAGGGCTCTGAGGCTCTGTGGCACCTACGACGCCACGAACCCGCCGACCAGCCAAGACTACCAGTATGTGAGTCTCGCCTTCAATATGATGATTAAGGCGTGGATACTCCAGGGCCAGCCTATGTGGAAGGTGGTCGAGACGGTGCTGCCGCTGGTGGCGGGACAGAGGACGTATCAGATTGGGCCGTATGCCACCGGCACTGGCTCACTCGTGACGACCCGCATCTTGAAGGTGCAGCAGGCGTTCGTCCGGTTCAACCCCACCCAGTTCGATACTCCCATCGATCAACTCTCGATTCAAGAGTACAACATGTACGGAAGCAAGAACTCCCTGGGCGTAGTGAACTCGATGCTCTATCGCCCGTTCAATGACAACAACGGGAGTATCGAACCGCAGAACTCTGAAATCTTCGTCTACCCCACTCCTGCCGATGACAACTACTCGTTGCGGATGATTGGCCTCGTGACGCTGAACGATGTCGAGATTGGCACTGACCCGGTCGACTTCCCCCAGGAATGCTACATGGGGTTGACGTGGTGCCTTGCCAATGAGATCAGCCTCGAATACGCCACGTCTCTCGACCGCGTCCAGATGATCCAACAGCGCGCGGCGAAAGCCTACGAGGACATGATTAACTGGTCGCAGGAGAACACGGACTCGGTCAGGTTCCTCTACGATACCCGGAGCCGGTAATGGATCAACCGCCAGTCCGCTTCCCTCTTGTCGAGCCCCTGGAGAACAGGGACGCTACCACCTCGACCGATGCGAAGGTCCTCAACGGGATCATCGAGCAGTCGACTCGGGGGACTCTGCGCGTCATCAAAAGGCCGGGGCAAAGGTTGGCGTTCCAGGGGACGGTAGGTATTGGGCAGGGCATCGACAACTACCTCGGCAACCTCTACTCCATCTCGGGCGATACGCTCAATGCGTTCGGGGCGTCCTCCATCGTCCTGACCGCTCAACAGGTCACAGGGTCGGCTACCTTCTCTACCCGCACACTGCCTATGGGAGTTGGCTTCCAAGGCAAGCTGTGGATATTCGGTGGCATCAATTCGGCAGGAGTCCCACAGAACGATATCTGGTCGTCGGTCGATGGCTTGGCCTGGGTCAACAATGGGACGGCGGCATGGTTCCCCAGGGGCGGCGCCTCGGTCATCGTCTTCAACAACACCCTCTACCTGATGGGCGGGACGACTGGTGTTGGCTCGGGCAACATCGTCTTCGGGGATGTGTGGTCGACCCCCGATGGGATCAACTGGACTCAGATCAGTGCGGCGGCATTCGGCCCTCGGTTCTCCTTCGGCGTCACCGCCTCCTCTTCTCTCATGTACATCGCAGGGGGTACAGCCGGTCCCGCCTCCAACGGAGCAGGCAACACCTTCTACTCCGATGTCTGGTCTTCCCCTGACGGCGTCTCGTGGACGCAGTGCGCCAAGGAAGCCCCGTGGGTTGCCCGCTCGAACCTCGGCTTCTTCTGGATGGGCACCAAGCTGACGGTCGTCGGCGGACAACTGTCGGACCCTTTCCACTTTGCAACCTCTGATTGCTGGACCTCCCCCGATGGCACTACTTGGACCCGCTCATCTTCAAACCCGTTCGCTGTTGCGGCATCTGGTGTTTGGCCTATTGCGGCGTTTGACTCCTACGGGCAAGACTTCCCTATCCCGAGCCCGATCACGGTTTCTGGTGGCACTGGCGGCACGGGAGCAACAGCTTATGCTTTTACAGACTTTGATGACGATGGGGATGGGGACAAGTCAGCCCTCGGACCCTACGTACAAGTCACCTTCGGCAACGTCGGAAGCGGCTACACGGGAGCCCCGAACGTAGCCTTTGGCCTGAACGTTGGGTTCAATGCTGGCGCCTATGCGATGCTGGACGGCACCTCCAACGGCGGGGCCAAACAACTCCAGGCCACTACCCTGAACGGTGTCGTCTACCTCCTCGAATACAGCGCCTCCGGCTCTGACGTTCAACGTATCTGGTCGACCACGGACGGCGTGACCTTCGAGAATACGGGCACCAACTTCTCGGCGGGGTGGCCGGTACGAAGTGGCGGCGCCTTCTTCGGCTTCGGCAATCTCTGGGAGATTGGTGGGGAAGCCACGGCAACCTCCACCTTCTACGATGACGTGTGGCTGGTCGACTTCACCGGCTTGACGGTGGCCCTGGCCCCTAACGTAGCAGGCGGCTTCTACCACTTCACTCAGACCGCTACCTCGATCACCACGCCCCTGCTGGTGTTCAAGTCGACGCATGACCTGTACTCGTTCAACTCGAACCTGAACGCCCTGACGAAGCTGTCGAACGTTCCTAACTACCCAACCGTCACGGTCCCTGGCATCGTCTACCTCGATACCTTCTTCTTCGTGATGGACCCCGAAGGGCAGATTTGGAACTCGGCAGAGAACGACCCTTCGACGTGGACTGCCTTAGGCTTCATTGCAATGGAGAACGAACCAAACGGTGGGGTGGCGATTGCCAAGTACCTCAACTACGTGGTGGGCTTCGGTGTGTGGAGCATGGAGTTCTTCGCGGATGCGGGTGTACCGCCGCCCGCTTCCCCGCTCCTGCCCAACACGTCCCTGCCTTCGCTGGTTGGGTGCGCCGCTGGCGAGTCGGTGATCGAGATGCAGAACTCGGTCGTGTGGATCGGCCAGACCCGGCGTGAAGGTGCCTCGGTCTACATGATCCAGAACTATATGCCGGTGAAAATCAGCACAGCGTTCGTCGACCGTATCCTCCAGAACGATCCGTTGAATAACATCTCGGCGTTCTCGGTGGATCAGTACGGCCATAGCTGCTACGTGTTGACCTTGCGCACGACTAACATCACGCTCGTTTATTCGTTCGACTCGGGCCTGTGGACCATCTTCACGTCCAACACGCAGAACCCGACTCAGCAGGTTACGCTGTTGGAAGCGGACCCGTATGGCACGGTGACGGCAGTGGTGCCCAACAACGGCTCCTCGGATGGCGATCCTGTCGTTATCCAGGGCGCCGTCATCCCGGACTACAACGGCATCTTCAACATCACGGTAGTCGACACCAACACGTTCACGTACCAGATCGGTACGGCTCCGGCAGGGAATCCTGGCAATGCTGGGTTCGCCAACTTCTCGGAGAACTGTTTCCGTCCGGTCGCCAGTGCCCAGGTGATGGACTTGGACTATCTTCAGGACCCGACGAGCGGCGCCATCTACGTACAGGACTCGACTGACGTGACGGACAACGGTGGACCTATCGACCTCCAGATCATCACCGACCGGTACGATGGCGGCATAAGCCAGTGGAAGGTCTGCCGCCGTATCACCCTCATCGCGGACATCCAGTCCTTCAACGTGATGGTGAGTTACTCGGATAACGACTACCAGTCGTATTCGTCTAGCCGCTTCATGAGTACGCAGCAAGGGCAACGGGCAACGGTGACACCGGCAGGCAGGTTCCGCCGCAGGGCATTCAAGATTCGCCACACTGAACCAGTAGCATTCCGGGCCGAAGCCCTTGAGTTAGAAATTATTTTGGGAAGCTTCTAAAATGGACCCATCTTCGCTGGCACAACTTCTCTCGGGCATCTTCAGTGGTGCTGCGGGCATTTCGCAACTCGGCTCGGCGGGGACTAACGCTGCGGCGGGCGCTGCTGCGGCTTCCCCCTTCGGCGGACAGTATGCCAACTACCAGCCGATGGTGAGCGGGCAGTTGGCTAACACGGGCGCCGAAGCCACTGCCGGGTCACAGTTGACCACAGGGGCGGGCAACGCTTTGATGGGGGCCAACACTGCTGTCACTGGTGATCCGGGGGCTCTTTCCACGGCGCAGAACCTGACCTCCGCACTCAACGGCCAGATCAGTGGTATCGCCGGGTTGAACACTAACGCCGGGTCGACGACCGCCTCCGAGAACAACGCAGGCTCAAACCTCACGAGCCAATTGTCTGCGCTCGCCGGTAACTACATGAGCAACCCCGCCATCCAGGCGCAGTACCAACTCGGGCTCAACTCGGCTACTCGCAGTGCTGCCTCCAGTGGCACGGCTGTCTCGGGCGCGGCTCTTACCCAACTCGAACAGTACGGGCAGCAGTACGCTTCCGGCGCCTACCAGCAGACCTTCAACGATCTGGTCACAGGCTCGACGACCGCCAACAACGAGAACCTCCAAGCCACGCAAGAGCAGGCCGCGTTGCAGGGGCAGACCTTCAACCAAGGGTTGGCGCAGAACCAAGGTGAAGCCTCCTTGCTCCAACAACAAGAGCAGAACGAGATGGGGTTCAACAGCGCCGCTGTCACGAATCAGCAGGACACGGCCAGCAACCTCATGAGCCAGATCAGCGGAGCAGGGTCCCTCTACAACGCCTCGACTGGCAACATCAACAATGCCAATCAGGGGTTGTTGAGTTCCTTGGGCCAGTTGAGCGGGGCTACCACAGGTTCGCCGGGAGCAGCGGGGCAGATTCTCTCGGGCCAGTTCGCCAACACGAACACCGCACTCGGCAACATCGGCGCCGGTATCACGGGAGCAGGGTCCGCTTTGGGCAGCAGCGCAGGCAGCTTGTTGTCCAGCCTTTTCGGCGGCAACTCCTCCGGCATCTCTGACAGCCTGTCCAGTCTCTTCGGCAGTGGCTCCGCTCAGGGGGCATTGAGCGGTCTGACAGTGGATGGGCTGGATAGTTCCCTCGGCTCTTCTGCAAGTGGCGGCTTCGAGTCCCTCCTGTCGGGCGGTACTGACTCCGGCGTGAGTGATGGGTTGAGCGCTCTCTTGGGGCTGTGATGGATAACTTTCTGACACAAGCCCTGAGCGTCAAGCAGAACGACCCCAGTGCTAACCCCCTCGCCTCGATACAGAACTTGAAGGCGCTGTATGGGGGGAATGGGTACAACTCCAATCAGGTGAACTCGAACCTGGGGAACCTTCTGACTACGGCGTTGGGGGGAACTCAGTCGGCGGGGTCCGCTGTGAACGGCAAGGGCGGCTCAGCCAACCAGGGCAGCGGTGGCGGGGCTGCTGGCAGCGGGCATGGTGCAGGAGTAGGGGGGACAGCTTCCAGCCAGTTTGGCGGCGATTCAAGCGCTCTCGGCTCGGTCATGGGCGGTATAATGGGCCAGATCGGGAGCATGGCAATTGGGGGCCTTATCGGTGGGCCGATTGGCGGTATCGTCGGGCTCGCCCTCAGCCTCGGCGTCAAGACAGCAGTCAAGAACGCTCCAGGCGGCGACTCGAACGCAATGTCGGCGGGGCAGACCAATGCCAACGCTGCGGCCCTCGGTGCCACATCTGGTGTCGCTGGAGTCGGTGCCAACACGGCAGGCTTCGCAGGCCCCGGCCAGTCGGCGGACTCGGGCGCCAATGCTGAAGGCGCGGCCAGCAGCGGACAAGGAACAGACTCCGGCGCCCTCGGCGGTCCCGGCGCAGGCACAGGAGTAGGCTCCTACGGCGGTGGGCAAGGAGATGGCGGCGATGGTGGTGACGGCGGTGGAGATGGTGGGGAAGGTGGTGGTTCTGGAGGAGGTGACTAAGCATGGCTGATTCTTTGTTTGATATTGCATTCCGAGGCTACTCGGCGCCCATCCAAGCGGAGCAGGAGAAGGCACGCACCGACTATCTGAAGACAACCAACGAGGCCGCTAAGGTGGAGTTGGCAAATCAGAAGTCGATGCAGGATGGCATGCAGCAGATTTGGGGACCCGGCGCGGGATTGACGGCAACCGATGCGGCATCCAACCCAACGCCCGACATGCTGCCTAAACTTCAGGCAACCGCTGGTCTGATGTTCAAGACGGGCAATGTCAAGGAGGCGGGCTCTCTGCTGTCGTCTATCTCGATGGCGGGGTATCGTGCCGCCGAGACTAGCAAGCTCCAGCAGTCCAACCAGCAGAACAAGATGAAGGCGGTAGGAGGCATCCTCAGCGCGGTTGATTCGCAAGAGGCTTACAACGCTGCACTGCCGGAACTCCAGGCGGCGGGTGTGGATATCTCGACGTTGAACCTGACGGGTGACTATCAGCAGGATGCGCCCAAGCTTCAGCAGATCGCCAAGTCGACGATGACCGCCGCCCAGCAGACCACGGCCTCCGATAAGGAGCAAGCCTACAAGGGATTGAACTCCTACCGCAGTGCTCGCCTGTCTCAACTCGACCAGGGCCTTGGCATCAGCATCCAGAAGCTCAACCTTGAGCAGAAGCGCACCCAGGATGCGGAGTTCATGCAACATCATAAGGTGGGTGAGGACGCCATTCGGGACCAGCGGGCGCAGGAAGGACTCGACATGCACAAGCTCGGGGACACGGCTCGTCAGGCGGCGAATGCGGCCAAGGTGCAGAAGCCGGAACTCGATGCGGCCAAGGGCGTCTTCGCAACCGATGACCGCACGGCCAACATGCCGACTAACCTCCGCGATACGGTAGCCACGATGGCGGCGCAGCGGACGAAGTTGAAGTTGTCTCAGGACTTGAAGGATGCTCCCGCAGGCTCGACCTACGAGCCCGAGGACTACGACCAAGCGCTGGAAGAGACGATGCAGCAGATGGATAAGGAAGGGCTGTTCAAGCCTTCTGTTCCGGGCGGCAATGGCATGTTCGGCAGCGATCCTCAGTACTCCCACATCCCGCCGAAGGTTCAGCCCAAAGCAGGCCCGCAAGCACAGGGTAAGCCGTTGCCGCCTGCCGCAACCGCAGGCAAGTTCGACTCGGTCCTCTCTCTCCAGCAAGCCGTCAAGGACAAGAAGATCAGCCGAGATGATGCTATCGCCTATGCACGTAAACAAGGGTGGGTTCAATAATGGCACAAGCACTGCCTACCGCTAACGATGTGTTTGGTCCGCCGCCCGATCCGGGTGAGGCGGCTGGGTTGCCTAAGGGGCTGTGGCCTTTGGTGAAGGAGCAGGAGAGCAACACCCGGAATGACGCCGTCTCGAAGAAGGGTGCGGTGGGGGCGAGTCAGGTGATGCCCTCGACTGCGAAGAGTCCAGGCTTTGGGCTGGCTCCGTTCGACCCTAAGAACCCGGATGCTGGTGCCCCCTACCTGAAGAAGATGATCGACCTCTCAGGTGGCGATGTCGCCAAGGGACTCGCTCGTTACAACGCAGGGCCTAACGGCAACCTCGATAACCACGAGACCAAGAACTACGTCAACGGTCTGATGACTAAGTGGAAGCCACCGGCATCCGCCTTGTTCGGGGATGATGCACCTCCTGCTCTATCGTCGCTGTCGAAGGGGCCTACGCCTCCTGCCGCTGCGCAGAAGCCTAGCCCCGTCGAACAGAAGCAACAGCAGATGCAACAGGCGCAGAAGGATTCGAAGGAGCATCCGTTACTGGCACAAGCCGGTTTCTTCCACGAGGGGGAGACCCAGCCTGGAGACCCGCTCTACGCCATTATGCATCCGGCAGACAGGGCAGTGGACCTCATGGCGCAGGATGCCAAGACTTTGTTCAGTGACATCGGGAAGTTGGTGCAGAAGCCTTCCATCAAGGGGGCTTTTCATACCGCTCTTGATGCGCTGGGTCTGCCTTTCTCTCCGGTGACGAGTGTGACTCAGGGATTGCTGGGAGACCCTACCAAACAGGTAGCCCATCAACTGGGCATTCCATCGAAGTGGGACCCGACGATTGATACGATCACGCAGATGGCTGCGCCTGTTGGGCTGACCCGGAGCAAGACTCTTCAGGATGCGCTCGACCCGGTGGCGAAGTTCCTGCTCGGTGCCCAAGACACGGCACATGCCAATATGGTTGCGGGGCAATCGGCTCGACACGTGAGCCATCAACTCGCTCGGGCTGAGGGAAAGACTGACGCCATCATGACCAAGTGGATGGCGAGTGTCGACCAGCAACTTCCCGCCAACTACGCCGCCATCAAGGAGGACATCTTCCATGCCTATGATAGTGGGGACACGTCTAAACTCTCGCCGGATGCGCTTGCTTGGAAGAAAAACGTGCTTGATCCGGTGGCTAAAAAGACGGCGCTCCTCCGAGACCGGCTCAAGAACGACTACGGCATCGACGTGGGACCGGACCAAGCGAACTACATAACCCGGCGCCCGATGGATAAGCCGACACGAGGTCTCTTCGGGGACTTCGATGCGCCTATGGATGTCAAGACTAAGCCCAAGACACTGGCGACTGGTGCGCCCGAGTTGAAGGAGCGGACGACCTTCGCTGTCGAGTCCCCTGGCGGCGACCGACTCATCGGTGTCACGGACCCGCAGACGGATCGGGTCATCCTCTATAAGAACAACCAGCGCATTGCGAGTGGAGTCGAAGATGGCAAAGGTGGAGTCGCAGTTCAAGGTGCAACGTGGGCAAAGAAAGGCGATGCAACCGTCAAGGAAATCGAGGCCAACACCAACTCTCGATACCACAAGGACCCGGTTGCTGCTGTTGTCCAAGCGAACGTCGACATGCAGAAGGCCCTCATCAATGCGCAAGCGATTGAGAACATTAAGACCACGCCTGAGTTCCTGCAAATGGCAAGGCCTGCAACGTCGGCCGCGCCCGCAGACTGGCGTACTGTTGACATGCCAGGGACGCGTCAGTTCGAAGGGTGGAAGATGCATCCGCAGATGGCGGAAACTTTTGAAGACTTTAAGGGCACGGTACACGGTGATCTTGTCGACAGGCTTGGGAAGTTGACTCGGTTTGTGGTGGGGAGTCTATTCTTCAACCCGCTCACTCACATCATGAACGTGCTGACGCACTCGGTCGTGGCGAAGGGGCTGGTGGGCAATGTGGTGGCGCTGGGCAAAGAGGCAGGCAGGGCGTTGAACCCGAACCTGACCACCACCACTGTCGACGCATGGAAAGCAGTCTGGAATAAGGACCACAATTACATGAAGTACCTGAATGAAGGTGCGGGGTTGATGTACCCGAGTGTCTACACGAATGACTTCTTCGAGACGGTGTTGAAGAAGGTCGGCTCCGATCCGGCAGCGGGCTCGTTGGCAAAGTCATTCGGCTACGCCAACCCCGCCGCATGGGTCAAGGCCGTCTACGGCACATCCCGTAAGTCGCTCTGGTTCACCAACGATGTCATCATGATGCAAGCCTACTTGGAGAAGGAACGTGCGGGGTATACAGTGGCAGAGGCAGTGGCGGACGTGGAAAAGCACGTGCCGAACTATCGTGTTCCCAATCGAGTGCTTGGCAGTCGTGGTCTTAGTCTTGCGCTCCGTAATCCGGCCATCGCTGCTTTTGGACGTTACGACTATGGCCGTATGGCTTCTTACGGCCATATGCTTACTGACCTTACTCGAACCGACAAGGGACTTAATGCCCTTCAACGAGCTAAGGCTTTGGATCAGATCGCTGCGACTGCTTTCATTTCCTTCTTCGTTTATCCGCATATTATGGACAAGATGGCCGCGACTGTCACAGGGAATCCGAACGCCACTGCGACTCGCTATGGCCCTGCTACTATCCCTACCCTTGTCCACGATGCTTTCGTAGGGAAGAAGGATGCTACCCAGATCATGGGGACGGCGTTCCCGTCTAGCCCTGCGTTTAAGATGGCCGGGGAATTGGCAAGCGACAAGGACTCGTTCACGGGTAAGAAGATTTATGGTAGCGGCGGGACTGGGTTGGATAAGTATCTGGAGAAGCAACTGGCGCCGTTGGCGTTGGTGCAGTCGTATAACTCGGGCAAGAAGTCTGTTAAGCAGATTATCTTGCAACAGTTTGGGATTAATAATCCCAGCCGGGAACAGGTCGAGAAAACGCAGAAGTGGTTAGAACGGACGAACAAGGCCAATGCACGGGCTGATGCGAAGAGGGATGCGCAATGAAGATTCTAATGATTGATGTGTATGGGACGGGGGTGGACTTCTGCGTCAGGAGTCAGGCGGCAGGCCATGATGTTAAGCACTACCTCTCTCCGGGTAAGCGGCCTAACATCGGCATGGGCCTGACGAACCGGGTTAAGGATTGGCGCCAGTGGATGCGCTGGGCTGACCTCATCATGTGTACTGCATCAGCCAAGTATGGCTGGGAGATGGAGGACTATTATGCGAAGGGCTACCCGATATTCGGGGCCAACAAGGCCGCTGCGGCTTGGGAACTCGACCGGTGCGTGGGTCAGCAGGTGCTTGAGGATCACGGCATTAAGGTGCTTCCATATACCCGTTTCTCGTCTTACGATGATGCGATTGCCCATATCAAATCTAGTAACGGTGAGTTTGCTTGCAAGCCTATTGGTGATGCTGACCGCGCTCTTAGCTATGTCGGGAAGGGGCCTGACGATCTGGTAGCTATGATGAAGCGGGCGCAGAAGGTTTATGGGTCAGCTAAGCAGGACTTCATCCTTCAGGACAAGATGAAGGGGGTGGAGTTTGCCTGTGGTGCGTGGTTTGGGCCGCACGGCTTTAGTAGCGTGACCGAAGAAAATTTCGAACACAAGAAGCTCTTTGCCCACGACATCGGAATGAATACAGGCGAAATGGGAACGGCAATGAAGTACGTCGACCACAGCACGCTTGGAGACATGGTCCTCCGCCCCTTAGAGCAAGCTCTCAAGGCCATCAAGTTTTGCGGCAACATCGACGTATCGGTGATGATCGATGAGAAAGGGGTGCCGTGGCCCCTGGAATTCACCATGCGCTGCGGTTGGCCCGCCTTCTACCTGAACCAGCACCTCCACAAGGGCGACCCGGCCACATGGATTTACGACCTCGTCCACGGGAAAGACTCTCTTCGCGTATCATATGACCATTGCATCGGGGTGTGCATAGTCGGACCCTCCTTCCCGCACTGCCACATCCCCCACGAGGAAGTCGACGGCATCCCGCTCTTCGGCATCGACCACAAGAACTGGAAGAACGTCCACCTCGTGGAGGTCATGGCGAAGGAGCATGAGGTCTTCGAGAATGGAAAATGGGAAGCACGAGATTTATTCTGCACTGCGGGGGAGTGGCCTCTTGTTGTGGTTGGTACTGGTGCATCTGTCAGCGATGCTAAGGATGATGCGTACCGTGTGGTTAAACAGTTGGAGATTCCTAATAGTCCCGCCTATCGTCATGATATTGGTGATCGTTGTGAGGGGCATATCAAGGATTTGAAGGCTATGGGATTTGCTAAGGAGTGGAGTTTCTAATGGCACAACCGTTGCAGCAACCACCGACCCAGCAGTTGACGGGACTGGGGAGTTTCACGGACTGGATTTACCAAGCGTGGCAGGCTATCACGGGGGTACAGGCGGCGACCACCAACATCTCCTTCTCGGCAGGGCCTCCTCCCACGACTACGGTCACGGGGAACTTGGCCGTGACGGGCAGCGAGACGGTGGGCGGCAACCTCACGGTAACGGGCGTGGTGACCGACTCCCTCTCCTACACCCACCAACTGGGCATCTACACTGGATTCCTGTCCCAGTGATATAATTCCGCGTGCCTAGCACAGGAGAGTAAAATGAGCAACAGTCTTCAATTGCTTTACCTGAAGTTTGCGGTCGGCCTTATCCTCTTCGGGGTGTGGGTCTATCTCGACGTGGCGCATGTAGCCTTATCGGGCGACCTCATCGACTTCATCAAGTACGTGCTGGTGGGGTTAGCTGTGCACCTCGTCGGCAAGCAGAGCCCCGATCCTGTGCCTACTGTACAGGTGTTACCCCCACCTCCTTCCAATTGAGGAAATCATGACCACATCTACCGATACTGCATCTACCGTGTTTGAACAACTGGCAACGCTGTTTGGGAACGAAGCCTTCCAGGCTATCAATCCCATCGTCGTGGCGACCCTGGCTGACATCGAAGCCAATCCGCAAGCGTGGCTGAATCCGCTGTCGGCGCCTATCAAGGGTGCTGCTGCGGTGGCTGCTTTGACGGCGGCTCTGCCCAACCTCGAAGGCACGGCAGTTACCTCTGCTGCGGCCCTCGTGTCCGCCATCTGGACGAACCTCGGCGCCAAGCTGACGACCCCGGCCACCCCGGCTCAAGTCGCCGCAACCATCACCGGCTCCGCAACCTAAAGCTATGGGCGCCATCACTCTCCAATTCACCTCGAACGGGGACTTCGGTTCCCAATTGATAAGGTGGTTCGACCACGGCCTCTACAGCCACGTCGACACTGTCCTCCCGGATGGGAGATTGCTTGGCGCCCGCAGCGACGTTGTGATGGGTGTTCCCAAAGGGGTGCAGATTCGCCCCGCCGATTACGTGCTTGACTACCAGACTCGCCGTGTGGTCCTGCCGGTGAGTAATGCGGTTGAGCAAGAGTACTACGCGTTCTTGATGAAGCAAGTCGGGCGCGAGTACAATCAACTCGCCATCCTCGCCTTCTTCTTCGGCGCCGCTTGGTCCAATCCCTCGAACTGGTTCTGTTCGCAACTGGTGACAGCAGGGTTGATTGACTCGGGCGCCATCTACAAGCCATCGACACCGGACAGCAAGATTGCACCGGACGATCTGTTGCTTATCTGTTCTGTTCTCGTGCCTCTCTAAGGAGCCAGCATGGCCTTCACGATTGTTCAATATATCCGGCAGGTCAACGTGTCGGTTGTTGTGGCTTCAACGGTGCAGTACACGGTTCCTGCCTCCAGGCAGGATGTGGTGAAGTGCATCACGGTGGCGAATCCCAATACCATCTCCGTCAACTTCAGTCTCAGCGCTCCGGTAGGGTCGCCCATCTTCGTCCTTACCCCCATCCCACCCAATCAAACTATGACGTGGACGGGGACCCTGGTGTTGAATGCTGGGGATACGATAACAACCGCCGCCTCTGCTACCGGGCTGTCCCTAACGGTCAGCGGGCTGGAGTCGCAATAATGGGACACATCTTCCAAGGGCAACCCGAGTTGCCGGGGAATCGCCCCCTGACAATGGTTAGCCTCAGCACGCCGCAAACCATCTCGGCCAATACTCAAACTGCGGTGGCGTTTAATACCGTCGAGTACGACAACTTCTCCGCGTACAACACGGGCACCGAAGTCTACACCGCTCCGTGGGGTGGATTGTACCGGGTGTCGGCTACGTTGCTACTGAGTAATGTCCCCACAGCGGCGGTTACCCCTGCGGTCTTGGAGGTTATCATTCAAGCGGCGGGCGGTGCTGTCGCGATAGGAGAGCTATCAGAGAACCAGTCGGCGGGCGTTGCCTACATCAACACGGTCTCGGTGGATATATTGACGGCGCTGACAGCGGGACAGTCCCTCTCCGTCCGCGCCTTCATCAGCCCAGCCGGGACCTGCACGGTCGCCGCCAGCGGAATCTCCACCAACTTCCGTATCGAATACCTCCAACCGTAAGGGGCCATGATGGAACAGTTACGGCAACTAGAGCAGCGAGTCTTTGCGCTAGAGCAGAAGGTGGAGGCCGAGTGCAAGAGCCTGGACCAGAAGTTGGATCGGGTTCTTGACGTGGTCTCCTTGGGGCGCACCGCCCTCTTGTTCGCCAAGGCCGGGGGCTGGATCGTAGCGGCGGCAGCGGCGGCCATCGAGGTCTACCGCGCCATCACCAACAAGGGCTAGTCATGTGCAATATCAACTTTGACTACTGTGTACCATTCATCCTCGAACTGGAAGGGGGGTATGTGAATGACCCCTCGGACCCCGGAGGTGAGACCAACTTCGGCATCTCGAAGGCTTCCTATCCGAACCTCGATATCGCCAACCTCACCGAGGCTCAGGCGTCGGCCATCTACTACCAAGACTACTGGCTGAAATGGCAATGTGGGCAGATGCCAGCACACCTTGACCTTTGGTACTTCAATGCCTGTGTCATGAGTGGGGGGACAGCGGCGGTTAAGTTGCTCCAGCAGCTTGTAGGTGTGCCGGTCGATGGGGTATTTGGGCCACAAACGCTCACAGCGTTGCGCAGTTTCGATACCACCCGCTATCACGAATATCTCACGTTGCATCTTCAGCACCTCGAAGGTCTAGGGGTGTGGGCGAATTACGGGAAGGGGTGGACGAACCGCCTCTTCTTCATCGCCGCTCTCTAAAGGTGGAGGAGGATTGTTCCTCCTTCAACCCTCTGCTTCACCATACCCGCAGCTTTAAGCCCTTTGACCACCGCTTGGAAATCATCAAGCTTGGGGAAGTAGTTGTGTACATGCTGATAAGCCGTAGCCATCGGCACTCCTTGCGCATGTTGCCCGATAAATGAGAGTAGTCGATCAGTCTGCGATGATGTCTCAGATTTCCCAATGCGGTCGAAGATTTGCGGCAGGCTGGCTTCCAGCGCGGTGATATGGGTCTCAGCATTTTGTAGGTCCTCGACGGTGATGAGCATGGAATCGCCACGGGCGGCGGATAGGATCATCGCCAGCTTGTGGATATGGGTTTGCTTCCGGGCGAGGTAGCCCCCGAAGCGTGCGTCATCGGCGCCCTTCTTGTGGAGGAAGTAGTGGGCCTGATACCACTCCTCGCCCCAAGCGATAGCCTCCTCCGTCATGCCGAACTCGCCCTTCAGTTTGGAGATAGCACGGAGGTCCTCGACGAGGCGAATCTCCTGCCTGCGCATCTCACTTGCCGCCGTGTTGAAGGCTAAGCCGGGGTAGGCAACCAGCTTCCGCTTCTCTTCCCCATAGACCCAGATGATACGGCTCACCAACCCGCCCTCGATCATGTACGGGGGGATGTTGCCGCTAATCCACCCGGGCGTAGTGCATGCAATCAGGTTGAGAAAGGTGTTCTCAATCGACTCAGCGCCATCCTTCTTCGTCTCCTTGTAGATCGATGCGCAGTCCCATAGGGACACCAGCATGTCCATCATCTCCCGGTCGTTCGGGGTCAGCAGGTTTCCAAACTCCCCAGAAAAAATGTTGAGTGAATGGGTCTCAATAGACTCGCCATGACCCTCCTCGGTAACTGAGTTCGCTTTCTTGAAGGACGAAACCAATGCTTGCCACGTAACGACATTCGGCCCGAAGAACACCTCGTCCACTTGGCGCAGCAACTTCACACCGATACCAGCACACGTTGTCTTCGAGATGATCCCAGGGGGAGCAACGAGGACCACGTAGAAGTTTGCGTACCAACGAAACAATCCCTGCTCTAGCCATACCTTCCTCCCCAATGCGCCTGCAATAGTAGACACCCCCGTCCAGAAGAGGAGGTGATCCGGTGCTTCCCCGACCTGTCCGTAGCGCACGAACTCGTCGAGCCAGTTATCTAGCTTTCTCATTTGCAACGCCCCCAACTATCCGTCGATAGCTTCAGGCCAACAGGGACGATAAGAGGATCAGGGTAAGGAACGACAATGGTACTTTCGCGGGTGATATCCGCGATATGCTTCTCACGATCTTCCAGCGGAAACTGCCCAGTAAGAGAGTCGTGTACTTGAAGCAATATATCCACATCAGGTAGGTTCGCATCGATGTTTGTGTAGGCGTGGTTGATGATGATGGCTACGGTGGATTGGGGAATCCATGCCACCATTTCGTTGATGATGTTGCCCTCGACCCGGTCGAACCACCTGCGCCGATAGCCGAAAGCATTCTCCATCGTGGCAGTGCGCTCCGCTTTCTTAGTGAGGCGCTCTTGCCACTGCTTAATTTCCGGGAACTTCTCGAAGTACCACTTCTGAATCCGTGTCACATCGTTGACCAAAAGGCCACACTGTCCGGCTATCGTAGGGGGCTTCCCCATGTAGTTGGTCCCGTGGCACAGCTTCTTGAAGACTTGGTAGGCCGGGTGGGACTTCGTGATCGACGGGTCGTGGTAATACTCCTGCGCGACGGCTACGTAAGGCTTTACTCCTGCCGCGAACAGGTCTTTCATCCCCCGGCAGTTCGACTCCCACGTCACTATTCTCAGGTCCGCTGAGTCCAAGTCCAGGTCGAACATCTCCCGTCCATTGTCCGGTATGAACATCTCTCGGCAGTTTGGGATTGCCACTGTGAATTCTCCGTTGCTTTTGAATGGCGTCTAGGGCTTGCTGCTCAGTGGTGAAGTGGCCCAGGTAAGCGTTGCCCCCCTTGGTGCCGCTTACGAACTTGGCGGTCCAGTCCCCGGTGCGGTAGTTGTAGCGCACACCTCCCATCTTGGGGGGTAGGCCGGTGATTCGGACCCCTACCATATCAGGAATCGAAACCCCACTGAAGACGCTAAGCACAATAAGGTGCTTAAGGGTGGGGTCGAATTCATTGCCCTCGTAGGCGTGCAGGGACCGCTCCGCTATGCCGGTGACATCGGTGAGCCCCGATACGGTGTAGTTGTAGTCAAGTCGGAACTTCTTCAGCCAGCGCGAGAAGTACGCGCCAGCCGAGGTCCGGGTTGAGGCTTTCGGCATGGCGGTCTCCTTAGAAAGCTTTGCCGCCTTCAGCAGCACGGTTCTCGACCTTGTGGTCGGGGCGGACTGCGTTGAAGGCCAGCTTCTCTTCGATGGCGCCACCTAAGTCGAGGTCGAGGGCACCGGCCAAGTCGCCAATGCGAATCATGGCATCAGCCAGTTCCACTTCCAGCATCGTCCGGTGCGGGAGCTTGTCGTCCATCAGGTTCTTGCGATAACCTTCGAGCCCCTCGCTAACCTCCGAGTGGATGAGGCACAGCTTCTCCTGCACGATGCGATACTTCTTGAGGTTCTCCGGGGCGCAGAGGTTCTCGCCCGTCTTCAAGTCCGTCCACCATCCAGCATTGTAGGAAGCCTTAAAGCACACCGACACAAACTTGTTGACACCGTCACGTACTGACATCATTCATCTCCAGCAGTAATGTTTTGCAGGTTATACCCGCTACCAAAGGCGTCCGTAGAGGACGAGAAACGGAACGTAGTTGTTCCAGTTATGTTGTAGGAGCAGTGGACTCTTCCATCATGGCCTATTGCTCCTGCCTTCAACGCGTTCGCTGCGACGGTTTCACAAGAGCGAAACTCTTTGATAGCATCAACCAGCGGTCGGAGGTATGGAACTTTTGCGCGGAACGTATCAAGCGCTGCGTCGTCACACGATGGACCGATAGAACCGCGTTTCTTCTGGACCGGTAAGCCAAGCTCTTCGTAGAAGAACTTCTGCATTTGCTTGGGCGACTTAGGGTTGAGCGGCCACCCCACCATCTGCTCGATAGCCTGGATACATTCCTTCGCATGGTGGTTCAGCCTCGCTCGCATTGCAGTCTGTCGTGCCTTATCGATGCGTACACCCCGAACCATAGTACGCAGCACTGGATAGAATAGCTTCTGCTGAAAGTCGTGTGGTCCACGCAGTCCCATCTTATCCACAACGGTCTGAAGAACTTCATCGGCCTCATAAGTCCGAACGCAGTCCTCACAGTTGTACGTCCAATAACGATCTTCATCTTGGTCTGCTCCTTTGTCCCATTCCTTGCCATCATCCTTCCAATACACGTACCACTCGTTAGTCATCGACGCGATATGGTCGAGGGACTTCGGCATTCCCGGAAAGCAAACGTGGAAGGCGACCATAGTGTCACGCCCAAAGCGTGGTACGAATCCCCAATGCCGCAGAATATACTGAGTGTCGTAGATGAAGTTTTGTCCGATGACCAATGCGTTACGGTGCGTGAGAACCCGATAGAGAAGGTAGACAATCTCAGCCTCATCGTCCTGTGACCAATAGCCGTCTGGACGGTCGACAGAGAGGAATGGGATGCAAATGGCATCGAGCTTGCTCCAGGCAATGCCCAAGCAAGTGATGTGCTGGGCGCGAGTTTCTATGTCGGTCGAGAGGACGAGGGGGGCGGTAGCTGCATCAAGCGTGGCTTCCAGATTCGCCATCGTTTCTCGCACCTGCTGCAATGAAGGTCGTATAGCAAACCTCCATGCGGGCTTAACAGGAGGGATAGTTGCGGCTTGTGCGGCCCTCCGCAAGTCTTGCACGACGATGGGGCGTGTAGACCACTGGCGTAGGACAGAGGCAGGGTGCAGAGTAGGAACAATTGTTACCCCTGGAAGGGAAGGCACAGTAAGAGTGCTTCCACGCCACTTAGAAACAGAAACGAGGCCAGTAAGAGCCCAAAGAGCAGTATTACCCAGCGCAATAATGAGCCGGGGTTGAACGAGGGCGATTTCCTCTTGGAGCTTTTCATAGCCTTCCTTGATGTAGCGGTGAACGATGCGGCCTTGGCACTCGACGCCGTTTTCGGAGCCAGCCAACTCGGTCTGCCCC